GTGCCGGAGTTTGACATCGACGATGAGGTTCTCCTTATGGAGACCGGCATCGATTCGGATTCGATGTTGAATGATGAAGGGGCTGCTCCACCTTCCGTTCGTTCCAAATCCAGACACTCCGCCACACTCAAACAACATAAGTACATCGACTACACTCGGGCACTTGATGCCACGCAGCTGTATCTCAACGAAATCGGCTTTTCCCCTCTGCTCTCTCCGGAAGAAGAAGTTCATTTTGCGCGCTTGTCGCAAAGTGGTGACCCGGCCGGGCGCAAGCGCATGATCGAAAGTAACCTGCGGCTGGTGGTCAAGATCGCTCGGCGTTACGTCAATCGTGGGCTGTCGCTGCTGGATCTCATCGAAGAGGGCAACCTCGGCCTGATCCGCGCGGTGGAAAAGTTCGATCCCGAGCGCGGCTTCCGCTTCTCGACCTATGCGACCTGGTGGATCCGTCAGACCATCGAACGCGCGATCATGAATCAGACCCGGACCATTCGGTTGCCGATTCATGTGGTCAAGGAACTCAACGTGTACCTGCGGGCTGCACGGGAGCTGACGCAAAAACTCGATCACGAACCTTCACCCGAAGAAATCGCCAACCTGCTGGAAAAACCGGTAGGCGAGGTCAAGCGTATGCTCGGCCTGAATGAACGGGTATCTTCGGTCGACGTCTCGCTGGGTCCGGATTCGGATAAAACCCTGCTGGACACGCTCACTGACGATCGTCCCACCGATCCTTGCGAACTGCTGCAGGATGACGACCTGTCTCAGAGCATCGATCAATGGCTGTCGGAGCTGACCGACAAGCAGCGTGAGGTGGTGATTCGCCGCTTCGGCCTGCGCGGCCACGAGAGCAGCACCCTGGAAGACGTAGGCCTGGAGATCGGTCTGACCCGTGAGCGGGTTCGGCAGATCCAGGTTGAGGGCCTCAAGCGTTTGCGCGAAATCCTCGAGAAGAATGGCCTGTCGAGCGAGTCGCTGTTTCAATAAGTGCTTTTTTGACCGCCCGCAAAAAGCCCCGGCTGATTTGATCAGTCGGGGCTTTTTGTTGACAACCTTCCTCGTGCACTCGGTCTGGCAGGCAGGGCACCAGACAAGCGGTCGGCAATTTCTGTGTTTGTCGTCTCGCGCTGTAAGCCTTCGCTTACTGTGCCGTAAGTGTTCGTTATTTTTACACTTCGGTAGACGGCGATCGCCATCTGCTACAACCGCTAAGCTTCTGATTTTTAATCGTATTTTTTCATTGTTATGCCTTTATGACAGGTCGCAAGCGCACCGAGGGCCAATTGCTCCTCAGCGCAAAACCGCTAATATCTCAAGTGTGTCGACGGACAGACACGCCCTTCACGGAGGAGGGGAATGGACATCGCAGGAAGCGATTCATCAGGACGATGAAAAGGATCACAGGGAATAGGGAAAAAATGTGGGCGGGTCATACCGCCCCTTTTTTCGCCTGCAGAAAAGTGATAGCTGCAAAAGCAAAAAGGCCCGCAAGGGCCTTTTCAATCGAGCGCGAGCGATCAGCGTTCGAGTTGTTCGATCTTGTTCGGCTTGCCATCCCACTCGGCGGAATCCGGAAGAGGATCCTTGCGCTCGGTGATGTTCGGCCAGATATCTGCCAGCTCGGCGTTGAGCTCGATGAAGTTTTCCATGCCACTTGGGATCTCGTCTTCCGAGAAGATCGCCACAGCCGGGCATTCTGGTTCACACAGCGCGCAGTCGATGCACTCGTCCGGGTGAATCACCAGGAAGTTCGGGCCTTCGTAAAAGCAGTCCACCGGACAGACTTCTACGCAGTCGGTGTACTTGCACTTGATGCAGTTGTCGGTGACGACGAAGGTCATTTCTAATTTTCTCCTCAGGCGGCGGCAGCGTTGCCCCTTCACGGTTGGGGTCGCCAGGTTCGGGAGCGATACCTGCTGACCAGGCTATGAGCCAGCAGCATCCCGAACCGCGCGAGATTCTAACAGCTTGAAGCGATTTGCGTTATATCCGCTTCTTCAGTGCTTATATCCGGTTCTTCAGTGCGTAGAGCATTTCGAGCGCACGCCGTGGCGTCATGTCGTCCAGATCCACTTTCGCCAATTCGTCCAGTACAGGATGCGGCAGCGAGGCAAACATATCGCTTTGCTGGGGTGTCGAGGGTTTCCCCTTGGCCGCCGGTTTCGGGGCTTCGTGGGGCAGGGCAGTGTCTTCCAGGCGGCTCAGATGCTCGCGCGCGCGCAGGATCACTTCGCTCGGCACGCCCGCCAGTTGCGCCACCGCCAGGCCATAGCTCTGACTGGCAGGCCCGGGCAGAACGTGGTGCAGGAACACGATGCGTTCGTTGTGCTCGGTAGCGTTGAGGTGCACGTTAGCGACAAGAGGTTCGGCTTCGGGCAGCACGGTCAGTTCAAAATAATGGGTGGCGAACAGGGTGTAGGCGCGCAGATGGGCCAGACGCTCAGCCGCCGCCCACGCCAGCGACAGACCGTCGAAAGTGCTGGTGCCACGTCCGACTTCGTCCATCAGCACCAGACTGCGCTCGGTAGCGTTATGCAGGATATTGGCGGTTTCGCTCATCTCGACCATGAAAGTCGAACGACCGCCAGCGAGGTCATCGCTGGAACCGATGCGGGTGAAAATCCGATCCACCAGCGACAGCTCGCAACTGGCGGCCGGTACAAAGCTGCCGATATGCGCCAGGAGCACAATCAGAGCTGTTTGCCGCATGTAGGTGGACTTACCGCCCATGTTCGGGCCGGTGATGACCAGCATGCGCGTGTTGTCGTCCAGGCTAAGATCGTTGGCTACGAACGGTGTGGTCAGCACTTGCTCGACCACCGGGTGACGACCCTGGGTGATGCGCATGCACGGCTCGCTGACGAAACGCGGGCAGTTGAGGTCAAGATTCAGCGCACGCTCGGCGAGGTTGCTCAGCACATCGAGCTCAGCCAGCGCCCCGGCGGTGTCCTGCAACGGCGGCAATTGGCTGATCAAGTCCTCGAGCAGCGCCTCGTAAAGCATTTTTTCCCGAGCCAGCGCGCGGCTCTTGGCCGACAGCGCTTTATCTTCGAACTCTTTCAACTCCGGCGTGATGAATCGCTCGGCGCCCTTCAGTGTCTGCCGGCGGATGTAGTCCGCCGGCGCCGACTCAGCCTGCTTGCTCGGCAATTCGATGAAGTAGCCGTGGATGCGGTTGTAGCCGACTTTCAGATTGGCCAGGCCGGTGCGGGCCTTTTCGCGGGCTTCCAGATCGATGAGGAACTGTCCGGCGTTTTCGCTCAGTGATTGCAGTTCATCAAGCTCGCTGTCGTAACCGGTTTTCAGCACGCCGCCGTCACGGATCACCGCAGGCGGGTTATCGATAATGGCTTTTGCCAGCAGCGCCGCCAGTTCCGGGTAAGTGCTGGTGGTAGCCGCCAGATGCTGCAAGTGCGGCGCTTCCAGATCGGTCATCGCCACTTGCAGTTCAGGCAGTGCGCCGAGTGCATCGCGCAGACGCGCAAGGTCACGCGGCCGCGCGTTGCGCAGACCGATCCGCGCCAGGATCCGCTCGATGTCACCGATTTCCTTGAGCTGCGGTTGCAGCTTTTCGAAGCGGTAACCGTCGAGCAGGCAACGGATCGAGGTTTGGCGGGCCAGCAGTACGGAGAGATCGCGCAGTGGCCGGTTCAGCCAACGAGTGAGCAAACGGCTGCCCATGGCGGTCTGGCAGCGATCAACGACCGATTGCAGGGTGTTGTCGCGGCCGCCGGCCAGGTTGGTGTCGAGTTCCAGATTGCGCCGGCTGGCACCGTCCAGCACCACGGTGTCATCGAGGCGTTCGTGACGCAGGCTGCGCAAGTGAGGCAGGGCGGTGCGCTGGGTTTCCTTGGCGTAGGCCAACAGGCAACCGGCAGCGCCAATGGCCAGGGTCAGGTTTTCGCAGCCGAAGCCTTTCAGGTCTTGGGTGGAAAACTGCTGGCAGAGACTTTTCAACGCAGAGTCACGCTCGAAGTCCCACGGCGCACGACGACGCACGCCACGGCGTTTTTCCGCCGGCAGGTCTTTCGGCCAGTCATCCGGGATCAGCAGCTCAACCGGATTCACGCGCTCCAGCTCGGCCAGGAGGTTTTCCCAGCCTTTGATTTCGAGCACGGTGAAATTGCCGCTGGTGATGTCCAGCACCGCCAGACCAAACAGACGCTCGTCGCCCAATACGGCTGCGATCAAATTATCGCGACGCTCGTCCAGCAGCGCTTCATCACTGACCGTTCCCGGGGTGATGATACGCACGACCTGGCGTTCGACCGGGCCTTTGCTGGTGGCCGGGTCACCGACCTGTTCACAGATCACCACCGACTCGCCGAGCTTGACCAGTTTCGCCAGATAACCTTCCGCGGCGTGGTAAGGAATCCCACACATCGGAATCGCCTGACCCGCCGACTGCCCGCGCGCGGTCAGGGTGATATCCAGCAATTTGGCGGCTTTCTTCGCATCTTCGTAGAAGATCTCGTAGAAATCGCCCATGCGGTAGAACATCAGCTGATCCGGGTGCTGATTCTTCAGGCGCCAGTATTGCTGCATCATTGGGGTATGGCTGGAAACGTCGGTATTCAAAGGCTTTGGCTCTATCTGTCTATTTGACACTTGGCAATTGTCTAATACTACAGGGATTTTTTCGGCATTGTCGGCGGCTCTGCGATGTCGGTTTCGCGCAGGCGCAGATAGCGCGCCGTCATTTTCGCGTCGGTGTGCCCGCCGAGTTTCTGGGCGTTGTTGCCCTGCTTGTCGGTGTCGGTCAGCGACTTCGCGCGCAGGTCGTGCAGCGTTGCGCCGACGACCCCGGCTGCGTCACAGTTGCGCTTGAACGCATCCTTCACCGAGCTGTAATGAACAGGTTTCCCGCCCCGTGGCGAGCAGAACAATGTCAGGCCCCGGATTGTGCGCGGCAAGGCTTTGATCCTTGCGACCAACGCTTCGAGGTCTGGGCTCATTCGGACGATCAGGCGCGCGCCGGTCTTCTGCTGCTTGAACGCAATACCTTCCTCGCTGATATCTGACAGGTGTATGGACAGCACGTCGCTGATCCGCTGCCCGGTCAGGTAGCACATCTCATAAATGACCCGCATGTTCGGGCTCGCCTTCTCGCAGATCTTTTCAAACTCAGCATCGGTAATGTACCGATCGCGCCGCTTCTCCGCATGTCGCCGGATTCCTGTGCAGGGATTGGAGTCCACCAGCTGGCTCTCCAAGGCGTACATGAAGACCATCCTCAAAAACGAAATCACCCGGTTCGACATGTTCGGCGTGCTGGCCATGTGCATTTTCAGCGCAGCCACATGGCGGGGCAGCACGTCGCGCGGCTCGAAGTCGGCGAAAGCATCTTTCAGTCGAGCAGCCGCAGCCTCGTACTGGATGACGGTGTTTGGGGAAAGCTTCGGCGCCATCGACGCCAGCGCGTCATCAATCAGCTTAGGCATCCCGCCCTGATTGCCCTTGTTGATCGCCTTCGCATATTCAACGAGCGACGCCTGGAAATCTGTTCCAAGGCGCAGCCACTTCCCTTTGCGCACCAGGTAGTAAGCGCCGTGCTTCTGGTACATGCACGCCGGCAGGTGCCGGTCTTTCTTGCGAGGGCGCATTCGTTGCCTTCCTTATGCGAGCCGGAGTTCCGGACCTTTCTTCGATTGAATACCACCGAGCCGGCCAATGACAACCTGGCGCAGCACTTTCGGCTTGCCGTAACCGTCGATGGCGAACCCGTATTTTTCCGCCTGCAGCCATTTTATTTGGGCGCCAGGCTTCGTGTAGCCGGTGAGCTCGGCCACTTCTTCAGCGGTGAGAAACATGATGATGCTCCATGCCGCGCGTGGCGGCAGAAGGTGGTGATGGGTTATGCGAGAGGGGCGTAAGTTTCGCCGCGCCGCTCGGCCGAAGCCTTCCGGTACGTCTCGTTGGTGTAGGGTGCATCGGGCTCACGGCGCACCAGGGTCATCTGGTATTGGGAGCCTTTGGCGCGATGCGTTCCGGCGCAATATTTCTCGATCAGGAACTGGGCGTCGTGCTTATCGCCTTTCTCTGCGCGACTACCTGTGCCGATCGTTCCGCCTTTCCACGACCCTTTCTCGGGGCCCGTCTCGCCATCGAACGAGATTTCAAGCTGAACGAATGTTCGAGTGGGTCGCAGCGCACCGAAATACTTCTTCACCCAGCCGGTGCCTACGCGGTATACGCGCTTCTCCATGTAGCAATAGGCACGGATTTCCTCGCCGTCGTAGTCCTGAAGCAGGAAGACGTAGCGCGGCATGGCGTCCTTGATCGCTGACCTTTCCTTGTAGTCGAGGCTGACACCCTTTCCCTTTTCGGTGTGTTCGATGCCCGAAGCGTCGCAGATGACATGGCGCACGAGATCAAACTCGCGCCATGGGAACGAGTGATAGCGAGACTTCGTGGTCTTGGAATCCCAAGTGCTCGGGCCGAAGTTGGTATGGATCCCGTGAGTGGTTAGGTGGAAGCCGAACTGGCGGGAGTGGTATTCGTAGTAATGAAGGTGCCCGTACTCTGCAATTCGCTTGGCTTCCGCTTCAGGGCTCAGGCTGGTGAAGGTGTGCTGCTCAGCCCACGGCTTAATGATTTTGGGGATCTTGATCCAGGCCGAGTATTTCCAGATCTGGAGTACCAGCTTGTTGCCGGGGTAGTCGCCCTGATCGCCGGAGTTCAACGTGACGCCCAGGACACTGTCGCGCTGGCCTTTGTAGTACAGATCAATAAAGTTCAGCAGCACGAACTTGTCGTGCCATGGGTTCGCCCGGAAAACATTGCGGGCCCACCACGCTTTGATTATTTTGAACATGCGCGAATACCTCGCCCGCCGTACACCGGCAGGCTGTTGAGTTAGGGGAGGGGTTATTGTTGGATCAGTTCGGCGGGGACTTTCACCGCGGCGCCGCGCTTGGCGAAGACCACGGCGCGGAACACTGCGATGGTTCGGGTTTCGCCGGGCTGGCGGTTGAACGGATCGTTGGTCGCGTCGGCCAGCCATGGGTGCCGGTGGCCAGCGTCGACCCAGACGCCGTACTTCGTCATCAGCTGCTCGGCGTCTGGCAGGGTGAAGAGATCCAGCTGGCCGGCGGCGGGCTGCTGATCACCCTCGACCGCGTTTATTGCCCAGTCCAGCGCCGGGCCGGTCAGTTCCTCGGTGCGGACGCTGACCATGCGGTTCATGGTGCCGGCCGCTTCATGAACGTGATCCAGTGCGTTTTTTCGCGCTTGCCTGACTTGTGGCCAAACAGCGGTTTTTCATCGGTAAGCGCAAGCAGCTCACTGACCGTCACCTGGGTCTCGTTCCACTTGAAGATCAAAATGCCTTCGGGTTCCAGCACCCGGAAACACTCGGCGAAACCCTGTCGAATGTCCTCGCGCCAGTCGGCGGTCAGCATTCCGTACTTGGCCCGCATCCAGCTGTCGACCCCGGCGCGGGTCAGGTGCGGCGGATCGAATACCACCAGGCGGAAGGTTGAGGCCTCGAAGGGCAATTTCCGGAAATCCATCAGCACATCCGGCTCAACTCTCAATACTCGGCCATCGCAAAGCAGGTGCTGCTCGTCACGGATGTCGCCGAACAGCGCGCGCTGGTCTTGTTTGTCGAACCACATCATTCGACTGGCGCTGCACGGGTCGAGAACTTTCGCTGCTGCACTCATCACCGAGGCCCCTTGTAGCAGTACACGTAGGCGAACCAGGCGAGGGCGATCATAGAAGGTGCGCTCCTGCTTCGAGTAGGCCGTCTCGGTCTAAGCGCAGGTTGTCACGCTCATTCCTGAGTTCGTCGAGCTCCCTGACCAAAGCCTTGATGGCGGTTGAGATATTCCGGTGACCCAGGGTGATGGTGATGGCCTGGGCTTCGTCGAACAGTTTGACCTTCTGGTCTCGGTCGTCAGCTGCTCGCGCGGCCACCTCTTTTTCATGGATCTTGAGGCAGCGCTTGCAGGTGACGTACCGCCAGTCATTGGTGAGCTGGTCGTCGGTCATGACGCCGTCGGTGCCGCAATAGACGTGCTCTGGCGGATCCTGATCAGCCTCAGTGCCGCCGTCCCACGGGTAAAGATGAATCGCTCGCTTGCTCATGGCGTCACCTCGCGGCGTGCCCACCAGCAGACAGGGCCATCGTCGGTGTCGTGAATCGCCAGGCAGAACCAGCCTTCGCCATCGGGGCGGTCAGGCTCCCAGTAGCTGCAATTCGGGTCGTGGGATTCGAAGTAGCGGTCGGCGATTGCGGGTTCTGCGAACTCGAGACTGACCATGCCGACTTGAAGGCCTTGCTCGGCTATCCAAACCTTGCACTTGTCGCCGTCACCCTCGTCGAAGTCGGGCATATCTGGATGCTGGAACATGCCGTTCTCATCGCGCACAACCGGCGCCGGCTGAATCAGTTTTATCGTTTCCATGGGCGAGCTCGTCCTTGCCGCTATAGCGGCTGACTTTGAAGGGGGAGGGAGTTACTTCTGTTCGGAGTCGAGGCGGGCCAGCAGCTTCAGCTTGGCAACTTCATGGTTGACTTCGACGATTTCAGGGATGTACTTCGACTGGGCGCGCAAAAAGCCGTACATGTAGCCCGCCAAACCGCTGATGATTCCTGTGCAAATCACGGCCAGCGGCGCGTATTCAGGGCTCATGTTTTCAGCCCGATGAAGCCAGCTTCCTTGAGGGCGTCAATGGTTCGTTGGTTATCGACTTCTGGTTCTGGGTTGAGCACCGCCGCGATGCGAGCGCGGTAGGCGTCGGTGAATCGATAGGGGTTATCGACCAAGTGCTGCAGCATCCCTGACAGCTCTTCGTTCCGCTGCTCCGCCGCCCGTCCATTGTCGAATTCAGCACGGCGTGACTGCTCAAGGCTGTGCAGTCGTTCGTCCCGCTCGTTCAGCAGCAGTTGCAGGGCGTCACGCTCGGCGGTGACCCGGTCGAACTCCGCGGCCATCACCACATCAGGCCCGTGCGGGTCATATCCAATGGTCGCGCCGGCCGCTGAAATCATCGTCACGGCTTTGTATCGATGGACCTCAGTCATGGCAGTTCTCCGCATCCGCACCGAGCTGGATGTGCTTGTGGTTGCTGGCATGCGCTGTGCTTACGGCTGGCGGCCGTTTTCACCATCGCTGTCAAAGTTGCCAACTGGGTCAGGGTGTATTCACGCCGCGCCTTGGCCTGCTCCGGTGTTTCCGTCAGCTGCTGATACAGATCCGGGCTCACCATCATTGTCATCGGCGGCAGTAAATCGTTTTTCATTATTCGGATGCCGTTCATCCTGCAATCTCCATCGATACCAGATCATGGGCATTCACAACCTTCATGCCGAGGCGTTCAGCGATCAGCACTTCGAGGCGGGCACCGCTTGAAGAGCGCCAGCCGGGAAGCCTGGCCACCGTGTCGCAGTCCATCAGCGCCTTGATGTCGCGGCGCATGCATTCACTCCAGGTGCCGCCGTCCGGGTTGAGCTCGGAAGGGTTGGTCACCGTGTAGCCGGCGTCGCGGAGCTGGCCGGTCATGGCGTGGAAGGCTGGGAAGTTGACTCCGGGCAGGCCGGTCATAGGTCCAGACAAATATATTTTCGACTGCATGATCAATTCCTGTCTTAATAGCTTTGGTGATTTTGGAGCCTTTATTTTATGCCTACCGTTCCTATAGATGCTGAGTCCAGCTGGATAGCTTTGGCAGTAACCGGAATAGCAACTTTCCCTGTCGTGCCGCTGGGGCAAGGACCAGATGTTTATCTTGCGAAGCAGAGCGATTTAGAACCAAGTCTGTCGGCTGGATTTAATGATGCTCTAGTAAAATCATTTTCGTCTTTTGGTATTGAGCTTTCACAAAAGATAACTTTGGGTGATCCGAAACTGATATTCATCCCAATGAAAGATTTGAGCGATCATGGGATTCGGATAGGTCTGATGGTGGCTGACATGTCGCTGTCGATATTTAACAGGAAGGTCTTTTCTGCCAAAGCTCGTTTGCTTTCCTGGAATCGCCAAGCCGGCCGTGCGGTAGGAGTCATTTTAAAAGGTGGGGTTTGGAGCCCGATCGAGGAAGAGCCGTCATCGTTCGGCCCTTTTTTGATCATGCCTCCGGACTATGATTTTTGGGACTGGTTCCTCGGAGAAACCATTCGAGGAAGGCTTGATCCTCTAGGAGTTGCACTAAGTAAATGCATGGATTGGCAGCGTGAATCCGAGTTTTCACCACATGTTGCGCACAAATTCGCCTTCAACTGGATCGGATTAGAATCACTACTTTCAAGTGATGAAAGAAATGGGACCGGCGTTTCGAAGCGATACTCAATGTTGGTCGGAGCGCCCGGAAAATATTACGCAGGGCTTATATATAAAGATAAGGAAAAACGCGAGTTCATGAGTAAGAACGCCAATCCTTGGGCGTCGCTCTGGAAGCAATCAATCAAAGATATGTATAGCTATAGGTGTGAAATAATCCATGAAGGTGGAACGGACTTAAGTTCTTCGACGATAGATGCTGACAAGTTGGATTGGTTTGTTGCTCTGACAGAGTTTCTCTGTAAGCGCGTTATTGCACTGATTGCGGAAGCGATGATTAGAGGAATAAAAACTGAGTCCCAGTTTTGGGATCACTTCGTGCTCGATTTCATTGCCTCAGAAGATAATGGGTGGGTGAAAACAGGAGTATTTCATGGTCGGCACGTGATTGACCATGACTGGCGCTCAGGACCTATTGCCAGGTTCTGATAAAAGCGAACTTAATGTACTTCATAGCGATAAGTGAGGCCGGTTTCCCGGCCTATCCTTTTACTTTGGATCGAAAGATCCGAGGCAAAGCGATGCGTTGGTGCCGATTTTTTCCTGAAGCACTGTCTTGAATTCCTGCGCGATGTCTTCCCGCTGCACCTCTTCACCGACCCAGCGCAGCTTCAGCGCTGGCACTGCGCCGCTGGTGATGACCGAGATTCGGAGGTTTATTTGCTGCTCGGTCAGACCCTCGAACGGGATAATGTTGAATAGCAGCGCAGCGGGAAGCGTTTCTTTACTGCGGGCTTCGATCTGATCCATAGCGCTACGGCTGGCGCTGGTGTCGCCGACGGTGTTTTCGGATTCGCTGGTCGCTTTCACGGTGATGGTGCGCACCGCAGCGATGGCTCGGGCGACAGGAATCGCTTTACCTTCGTCATCCACTGGCGTCAGGTACTGGTGCCAGTCCTCGATCCAGTCGCTCAAATCCTTCTGCGTCATTGGTCGGCCGCCAATTGACTGAGCAGCTTTGTATCCGGCCGATGCCTTGAGTTTCAGCACCGCGCGATCGTCTGCGTGCCCTGGCTCCGCATCGGTCCCCAGGTTGAACAGCAGCGTGCAGGTCATTTCGTCCTGGTCGATGAAGCCTTTGGCGGTTGCGATCGCGCGGTCGGCGACGTAGGCGCTGAAGTCAGCCAGCGAGTGAGTGGAGTAGATGCCGCGGAAACGACTGCGGCCGGTCTGCCATTTCTCCAAGCTGACGATCTGGCAGCCATCTGGAAGAACGACGGTGGGGGTCAGGGTTTCGAGGCTTTTGCCGCTTGCTTCGAGAGCGGTATCGGTGATGAGCTGGATCGCATCTTTGGTCAGGGACATTCTTCAGTTCCTTGTGAGTGGGGTGGAATCAGGTGCGGGGTTTGATGGGGGCTTCTTCACGGGTGAAGAGCTGGTCGTGCTTTTCAGCGAACAGAGTGATCTTGCCGCCGGAGCCGACGTGCATCGGCGTATCCAGGCTGGTGTTCTCGCTGCGGGTACCACGCTTGGTCGGAACCTTGTAGTCGAGCTTGTGCTTGATCTTCACCTGGCTGGATTCACCGATCTGGCTGAAGTCCAGGGTGATGACCAGCTTGCCGGCCTTGCCGTGGTCAACCACCCCGGCCGCTACTTCGGAAAGGGCATGGCCGATCTGGCTGGCAAAGGCGCCGCCGTTCAGCTCTTCGAGGAACTCGGCGGTATCAGTTGGGGTGGACATTGTTTTTTCTCCGGGTTGGCCAACAGGCCGCTGGGGGGAAGGTAGAACTGCGATTGTCGAAGGCGCTGCTGCACCTGTTTGCTGATGCGCTTCATTTCTCGGCGAACGTAATGCCGTTCTCCTGGGCGATCAGCTTCACGCGGCTGATGCGCATGTCGAGCGCGGTGGCGGCCATGGATGCGGTCTTGCCGGCTTCGGCCTGGGCTTTCACCTTCGGCGCGTCTTTGTCACGCAGTGCCCGCAGCTTTTTGCTGTGCGGGGTGGCGCCGAACATCGGCACCTCAGCGCTGACGCCGGACGGGATGTGCTGGACGTGTTTGCCGGCGCCGAAGAAGTCTTCGAGTGCGCGGCTGATCTTTGCGGTGACCTCGTCGCGCGGATCAGGAAGGGGGACACCGATCACTGGACACCTCCCGCCGGCCGGTTGGCCTTCTCTTCGAATTGCATTGCGATGTCATACGCCGCCTTGAAGGTTTCACGGAAGGCGCGAGTCTTGCCGCTGCTCAGGTCGATGACCCGATACATACCGCCGCTCTCGCCGGACACTTGGAAGCGAACCTTCTTGGGTGGCATGACTTGGTCAACGCGCTTGAAGAACTCCAGTCGCGCGGCGTGGGTTTTCTGGAGCAGCACACCGAGTTCGTCGATGCGCTCTTGAAATGATGGATGCATGGCAGATGCCTCGGTGTGGGTTGCGTGTATTCGTCAACACTCTGTGCCGCCTTCCGGTTGCCGTTGGGCGCAGGGGGAGAGTGATGACGCATAAAGGCGGGCGTAAAAAAGCCCGAGTCGCCCCGGGCTTTCGGTGGTGCCACGAAGACCTCCCTACGTGACAGCCTCCCAGGCTCGCTACTGGCGACAGACTGGGTTTGAATCATCAGCGGTGACCTTGAGCTTGGGGTGGCCTACCGATTGCTCGGCCAGTGCGCGGTGACACCGACGGCCCAGATGTCCGCTGCCTGTTCGTGGAGTCTCGAGCGAATACTGCAGGCTTTCTTCGCTACCCAAGTTGAAGCGCTTGTCTATTTCATGGTGGTCATCCTCCAATGCGCGCCGTTGGCATCTTGGCGGGCGCTCGCCGGTCTCTGGTTTTGCCTGCAGGTGTCCAGCGTCTGCTGGGTTGGCGTCCGCATCCCGCTGCACCCTGTCGCCAAGGTGCAGCAGCGATGATCACTCGGCCTTCAGAACTGCAACGGCAACGCGGTAACCAGCTGCCACGCCGTCGTTGTAATCAGCTTCCTTCCAATTGCCCTCACGCCGTTGAATTGCGGCGTTGTCCTCGCACTGTTGAGCGTGCTGCTCGAGCTTCGCGATTGCGTCTTCGTACTTCATGGTCGATCACCTGTCGGTTGTTTTCCCAATGCACCCGGCCAACCAGGTGCATCAGTGAAAAATTCCGTGTCCCTTCGGCGCTGCTGGCGCGGTACGGGCTCATTCAAATTTTTCTTCCGGCCGCGACACCGTCCGCCGGATAACTGATTTGGGGCTTTACGCTGCGCACCCTGGGACAGTTGCCATCCCTCTGAATCGTTTAGGCCGATTCATCGCTGCCTTGCTGAGGCCGGTGGTTATCCGGCGTTGAAATTAATTTAGCTTCTAGCTAAAGATGCGTCAATAGCTCACAGCTAAATAATTTAGCTTCGAGTGAAATTCTTCGAGGGCATGTTGGAAGGGATCGTTTCGACGGAGGGGGCTTTTGCATCGCGCTAAGTGTCGCTATGCTGCGACACGAATACTGTACGAATATACAGCACAGGAGCAACGACACATGGCGCGCCCACAAAAGCAGAAACAAGAACGTACCCCTATGTCTGGAATAGAGCGCCTGAATTTGCGGGTCTCGAGCATGATCAATCACCCGATCGCGCAGTTGAACCGGACGGTGACTATCCATCGGTTGGACACGGACGGGGATAGGGAGTGGGATGAGGTGATGAATGTGCTCGCCGAGGTCGACGGCATCGATATCGTTTTCAACGACGACCCCGAATCGGTCACGTTGCGGTGGGAGGCAGCCTCAGATAACGATGCGCAGGTAGAAATGAATGACGAGCTCGAGCCATTGGAGGAAATAGCACCTTTTTAAAGGCGAAAAAAAGCCCGCTGGGTAGCGGGCTTCTTGTGCTGGTTCACGCTTTTCGCGCGTTCCAGATCAACAGCACCTTCGCATGAATGTTGACGTCGTCGATCCTTGCGGTCTGGTTTTCGTAGTGCTGATTGTCAGAGATCAATCTGTAATGCTCTTCATCTAACCGCATGACTCGCTTTATATAGAGCTCTTGGTGCCAAGTCATCAAATATATGCCCTCACCAACAAACTCGTTGACGCCCCGATCGACGATGACAAGGTCTTTGTCGTTGATGGTTCCTTCCATCGACTGCCCCCACCCCGTAATCATCGCCAAAGCGTTTGCGGCGGTATACGTCACTCCCTTTTCTCGAAGGATCTCCTCCCTAACAACGAGATTGCGAACGGCCTCGTTGTATTCCGGGGGAACCTGACCATGTCCCATAGCAGCACGGACATCGTATTGAGGGATCAAAATTTCTTCGCTTGTAGGGCGAAGCCGGGACAGGTTGCTCGAAATGACGTGCTCAGGTCCATCGTCCGGCTCTTCTGCAGCTGCGACGATACGGTCCCTGGCCTCAATCGATAGCCCCTTCACCTTGGCGAGCATCCGCTTAACCTGGTCCGCGGCGGAAGCTGCCTTCGCAGCCATCTCCGCTGCTTCGCCTTCGGATTCCGTGCCCTTGGCGATCACGCCACCATCATTAGGTATTGAGTCAAACCAGCCACGCGGAAGTTTCTCGATCGACTCGATGCGCCGAGCAACGTCATCCCCAAGGTTCTTAGCGGTTTTATCCGACAGGATCTGACTTAAGTGCGCAGGCGCCATCCCCCAGCGCTCTGCGCAGGCGCCTTTTCTTTGGTCGCCAATCAGCGTGATCAATTGGTGTTTGCGAATCGCATAAATATCCATGCGGCCAAGGATGACAGCGTTTAGCTCAATGCTAAATGTGCTCACAGCTAAATATTCCTTGCTCCAATGTTAGCCCTAAGCTAAATTTCTCCTACGTTTCAGGAGATTCCTTATGAATGACCATCTGCGCGACTGGCTCGCAAACGCTGCTTCCAGCCGCCGTGAAGCAGTTGCCGCTGCCGCTAAAACCACCGTCGGCCATCTCTGGCAGCTCGCGGGTGGTCACCGCAAAGCTTCTGCCGAACTTGCTGAGCGCTTGCAGGATGCCTCCGGAGGCGAAATCACCATCGCCGGACTTCGTCCCGATCTCGTCGAGCTGGCCCACAAGGTTTTGCTCGGCGCTGCTTGACCTATCGCCCTGAGAAACATTTTGCAACGACTGATGGCATGCAGCCACATAAACAAGATTGAGGTTTTACGGATGCAAGATTTTCTGAAGGCCTGCGACGACGTGGTTGATGAAGCCAATACCAAGGAACTTGCCACGCTTATGAACATGCCGCCGGTGAGCCTGCTCCAGCGGGCGAATGCCAACTACGACGGCGCGTGGTTTAACGCGAAGCATCTGTACGCATTGCTTCTACATACCCAAGACATGCGACCTCTGGCAGCTCTGGCTGGCGAGTTCGGGTACTCGATCGTGAAGCAGGACCAGCCTGTTGCGCTGGGAATTCATGAAGCGCTTGGCCGCGCAACGCTGGAATTCGCTGAGGTTACCGTCGAGACGCACACGGCAATGGCTGATGGGCGGGTCGATCAGGTAGAGCGTGCCCGGATCTTGAAAGAGATAGGCCAGGCGGAAGAAGCACTGGCTCAGCTGAAGGCATCGGTAAAAGTCGCCTGAACCGCAGGCATAAAAAAACCGCCTGGCAGGGCGGTTCTTTCAACAACTTGTAAAACACAGTGGGGCCATTATGAACACGAACACCACCCCCGGCAATACCCCCAGTGTCGCGACACATTTCAGTAACTCGCAAAACGTGTCGCGACACATGTCATCGCGTGAGATCGCCGAGCTTATCGGTAGCTCTCACGACAACGTGCTGAAAACCATCCGATCACTGGTTGCAAGGGGGGTCGTTTCTTCAAACGACACCCCCTATATCCATCCGCAGAACGGTCAGGTCTATCGCGAGTTCCTGCTGTCTCAGCGTGACACTCTGGTCGTTGTATCCGGCTACAGCGTCGAGCTGCGCGCTCGCATTATCGACCGCTGGCAAGAGCTGGAAGCCCAGGCCGGTCAGTTCCAGATCCCGGCCACCTATGCCGAGGCGCTGCAAGCCGCAGCCGATCAGGCGAAGGACAACCAGACACTGCGACTGGTCATTCTCGATCAGGCGCCGAAGGTTGCGGCAATCAATCGCCTTGCCGCTGCCGGCGGTGCGATCTGCATCACCGACGCTGCAAAGCATCTGCAGATTCAGCCTTCGAAGCTGTTCACGTGGATGGAGCAGAACCGGTGGATCTTTCGCCGCAAAGGCTCCGGCCGCTGGACTGCTTACCAGCCACGAATCACATCAGGGTGCATGGTCCACAAGGTGACCGCGCTCAAGCCTGACCCAGAAACCGGCGTGGAACGCGCCGCTTTCGATCCTCTCGTTACCCCGAAGGGCCTTGCCCGTCTGGCCGAATTCAATATCGGAGCTTCGCTGTGAGCGTTCAAGCAATGTCATGGGCGCTCGGTTTGCCCACTCAAGTTCTCAAAGACTCCAGCGCTCGGCACGTGCTGCTGTGCCTAGCCAACTACGCCGGGTCGAACGGCACTGGCGCTTTCCCATCTGCTACCACCCTGGCCGACGACACCGGTCTGTCTGAGCGCACTGTGCGTTACAAACTGGACGATCTGGAGAAGTCCGGGCTGATCAAGAAGGGCAATCAGGCCATCGCCGCCGTACACATCGACCGTCATGACCGCCGCCCAGTCGTTTACGACCTTCAACTATCGCGGGGTGCAAATCCTGCACCCCGTTCTGAGCGGGGTGCAAATGACGCAACGGGGTGCAACTCACAACAGAACGGGGTGCAGCCTGAGACAGAACGGGGTGCAGTGGCTGCACCCAATACGTCACTTAACCATCAGGTAACCGAAGAGCAGCTGCAGCAGCGCGAGATCGATTCCGCTGTCGTCGACCAAGACTGGGCCGCCGTCGAATCGCAAGACGATCGCAAACGCTTCGCCATGTTCGCCACCTGGGCTCCGAACGAGAAAGCGCTGTCGGATCAGATCGCGATCGCCGGACTTCCTGCCGATGCCGTTCCTGACGCGGCTATCCGAGCGTTCATGGGGTTCTTCGTCGCCAAGCCAGCCACCGTCGACACGTCTGCCGGCTGGTGCTACCGGCTGGTGCAGTGGGTCAAGCGCGAACGTGTCAAGGCCTCGGGTCAGGGCAGGACGCCTGACTTCGATGACACCAGCTGGGCGAACGATCTGGGAGACCTGTGATGGAAAACAATAAGCCACGCAGCACCGAACAACTGCTCAGCACCATGGGCAATCTTCCGCCGGTAACGTTGGTTCAGCCGAAGCAGTTGCCGCCGGGTACCGCCGAGGTCGTGAACGCGCTGTTCAAGGAATTGCAGGCGATTTTCCCGGCATGGAAGCAGGCTTGGCCGGATGATGAGGCGCTGAAGGCTGCAAAGCGCAGCTGGATCAAGGCATTCCTCGCGGCCGGGATCAATCAGCTGGAACAGATCCGATACGGCCTCCAGAACTGCCGGCAGATCGGTGGCGACTTCGCCCCGAGCGTCGGCAAGTTCATCAAGTGGTGCCAGCCAACGCCCGAAATGCTCGGAATCCCATCCCACGACAAGGCCTTTCGCGAGGCGCTGGAGAACTCGCATCCGAGTCGTTTCGGCGCGCGCACTTGGTCCCACGCTGCCGTGCGCCATGCTGCGCTCCAGTGCGAGCTGCACAACCTCGGTGATCTGATCCCGGAGAAGGCCAGCAAGGTTTTCGACCGGGCTTACGACATCACCATCCGCCGTCTCGTGCAGGGTCTGCCGCTCGAGGATATCGCCGTTGGCATTGGCCACGACGGCAGCAAGCCGCCGATCGAGCGGGCAAACGAACTGACCGAGCGAGTAGCGCAGGCGCAGGTGGCGCGGATGGGAATTCCGGCCGACGGCCAGGCGGCGCGCGAGCAGCTGCTGCGCCGTCTCGGTCTCACGCCATCGGCTCGGGTCGTGGGGGGCGCCGCCCATGGCTGATTCCCGCCTTGCGCCGGTTGATCCTTCGGATTACCGGTACGCCGTCCACAGCTGCGGCTACAAGTGGGACCTGACTTGTCTGCCTGACCGTGCCGTCGCGCTGTTCGCTGATTCAGCAGCCGCCCTCCGGTACGGACAATCGATGTGGCCATGCTGTTGCGAGGTGATCGACATCACCACGGGAGAGCGGGTATGCGCGTGACCTCGAAGAAACTCCGCGCCTCGGCGAACGGCCAAGACTGCACGCTGCGCATGCCAGGCGTCTGCAACCACAACCCGGAAACCACCGTGCTCGCGCATCTGCCTTGCGGGCAGAAGGGCATGGGCATGAAGGGCTTCGACACAGTGGCGGTGTACGCGTGCAGCGCCTGCCATGACGTGATCGACGGCCGCGCCGCCGGCGAGATCGATTGGCAGGACGTGCCGCGCGCGATCGCCGAAACCCACGAAGCCCTGATCAGGGCAGGAATTCTCACCGTAAAGGGGGCCGCATGATCGCCTTTCTGGAAAACAATCTGCTCCACTTCTATTTCGGTTCGCTGCTGATCCTCTTCGTCGCTTGCCTGTGGGGCATTTGGCGGCTGACCCGACGTGCACGCATGGCCCGTGGTGAGCGCCTATGAAGTCATTCTCCCCAAAACTGTTCAAGCCGAAAGCCGCCCGGGCCAAGCCAGTCGACCGGGAAGGGTTGGAACAGGCGGGTCTGATGCGTGAGCTTGAGCTCTGCTTACCGGTCGTGTTCGATCTGATCTATCACGTCCCGAACGGCGGGCACCGAGTGAAGGCGGTGGCTGCCAAGCTCAAAGCCCAGGGCGTGAAGGCCGGTATTCCGGATCTGGTGCTGAACATGGCTCGCGGTGGCTACTTCGGTCTCTATATCGAATTCAAGGCCACGCCGCCGAACGACGCCCCGGTGTCGCCGAGTCAGCAGGAGCGGCTACGCAAGCTGAACGAGCAGGGCTATCTCGCCATCGTGTGCCGTGGGCACTTCGACGCGATGGAGCAGATCCGCGCCTACCTTCGACTCGCTCCTACTGTGGTGGCTGCATGAGCAATCAATTTCAACCGGGTGATCTGGCGCTAACCAAAGTCTTTGATGCGGAAATCCCAGCGGGTAGTCAGGTGGAGCTTTCGGAGCGCATAGAAAAAGGGGATGTAGTTCGGGGCAAAGACTGGAAGTTTAAGGCTCCCACGGCCGGTTGGTACGTGACTCACCACAGTTCCGGGGCGCGCACTGCGTACGGCGAGCATGAGCTCATTCCATTGCGTGGTGATTTCGCACCTGCAGGGCAAAAGTCCAAGGCGGTACCGGCATGACAACCGCCGCAGTGAAGATCACCGAAGCTGAGATCAAGCGCCAAGTGGCCGGCACCGTACAGGACGTGCGCGACCTCGAAAACAAAGGCCTGTACCTGCGCTTCAACAAGGCTCGCACCGGTGGATCTTGGTACCTGGTGTTGAAGGGCGAGTGGAACCAGATCGGTACCTTCCCCGAGCTGACACACAAGCAGGTGGTCTCGGCGCTTCCGTCGATTCGACTTCGTCTGGCCGCTGGCGAAGGCGCAAACCTGTCGAAGTGGAACACCGTGGGTGAGCTGCTGGACTGGTTCGCTGATCGCATGTCACGCGATCGCAATCTCTCGACCAAGCGCAAGAACACTGGCGCATCGATCATCAAGTGCCACCTGAAACCGCGCCTTGGCGAGCTGCCCCTGATCGGCATCGACAAGGCCGCTCTCGATACCCTGCTGATGTGGCCGCTGCAGGAAACGGTTTCCATCGACTACGTGCGTTCGGCATTCCAGTTGCTGGCCTTGGCATTCCGGCAGGCGGCCAAGCTGGGGATGATCACGTCCAACCCGATGGCAGCGATCCGGTTCAACGACTTCTCTAAGGCAAAAGTCGGCATCAAGCCGTCCCGTCTGCGCGGCGTTCAGTTGGAAGGCCTGCTCGGGCAACTGGCCGAAGTCATGAGCACCGCGCCGCTGGATTCGATGCTCGCACTGATGATGCTCTGCCATGGCACGCGGATCGGTGAAACCCGGATGGCGCGCTGGTCTCACATTAGCTTAGCTGAACGCGAATGGTTCATCCCGGCCGAGAACACGAAAACCAGCGTCGAGCATCACCTGCCCCTGACCGAGCAGGTTTGCACGCTGCTGACCCGGTACCGAGAAAGTCAGTACGCCCGAGGCTATGACGGCCAATGCATGTTCCCTGCGCGCAATGGCAAGGCGCTGGGCGAGGCACAAGGCTGCGCCGTGTTCCGTCGGTTGGGAAAGGGCGAGTGGACCAGTCACGACTTGCGCAAGGTGGCGCGCACGGGCTGGGCAGATCTCGGCATCGACCACCTCATTGGCGAGCTTCTAATCAACCACGCAATGGGGCACAACGTGAAGGTTTACATCCAGTCGGACGTAATGAGCCGCAAGCGGGATGCCCTTCAACAGTGGCACGCACATCTAGATCAGAAAGGCTTTGCAGCGATTCATGGATTGACCGACTTTAGATTTGAAGATTCTGGTAATTCGCTGCAAGCCACAGACCATAAGGCCTGCAAGGCCATTAAAGAAACAACCATAGGCGAGGTTTAAAAATGATGATTTTGCTCGATCAGCACTCCGGTCTCGCCGTGAATCCCGCAATGGTTGGTTCGATTCGGTTCAGCAAGTTCAACGGATCCAAGTATCTGGTGATTACCATGAAGGATGGTTTCGAGGTTCAGGTAGCGCATCGCCCTGAGACTGGTGTCGATGTCGCCAAACTCCACTTCCAGCTGCTGGAGGCCGTATGAAGAAGTCGCATGGACCTGCCTTAGTGCGAACCCTGATCCCGCTCACCGACTGCCCGTCGTGCGCTGGTAAAGGAATGATCAAGGGCGTTTTCTACGAGCTCGATTGCATCGGCTGTCACTCGTCCGGCTTCGTCCATGCCCAGACTCTTGAGGTGGTGCCGCTGGAGCATCTGGTGGTTCAGCTCGCCCGAATGGCTCGTCGGGGTGGCGCACAGATCACCGGCAAAAATCCGACTCACTTGATCGTTGATGAATACCAAACAGCAAACAGCCGCGGGCCTGGCGGTTCGTCTTACAAGGGGGATTGAGCATGGGTATGTATAAAGACGTGATGAGCACCCTCGTGCGCGTGCTCGCTGCCGATAACATCGACAACAGCACCAAGCAGTCCTGGCAAAAGCTGATCGATGCCGATCTGCGCCAAGGCGGAAATGGCAGCTCCCTATCACCCCGCGACAAGTTCGATTACGACTGCTGCTTATATGCGCTTCTGCACCGTCAGCTCGCGCCCGCGCAGTGGGACGTTCTGGTTGCCAAGTATTCGACCCACAAGGCCAACAAGGTAGCCGCGATCGGCCGGCTGGTTTCGCGAATGACCTCGCCGGCGCCTGAACTGTTCATTTACAAAGCGCTCACTGCTTGGGCTATTCCGAAGCTGAAGGGTGTGCAGTCGGGTAAGCGCTCAACCGACATGATCGTGCTGCCGGCCGAGTTCTACGACATGAACACTTGGGATTTGTCGGGCTCACCTGAGCGCACGCGACGTAATTGGCGTGGCGGAATCCACAAACGACTTGAGCAGCTAGAAGAGGCTGCAGTGGTCCATGCAACCGAGATTTTCGACCGGGAACAAATCTTTGTAGATGCCGCTTGACCATGATGGCCAATTGGCCGTAAATTAACCCCATCATGTCGATCTTGCGCGTTATGAGAGACGACCCACGAAGCCCCGCCACCGAGCGGGGCTTTTTTGTGGTTCGATTTCCGTCTTTGTGGCATGTTGCCAGCTCGATCATAAGGAGTTGGTTATGTCCCTGTACGCAGATCTTCAGAAACGATATGAGACCCGTGAAGCCGCTATCCAGGCTCAGCTTCATCTGCTTTCTAAGGCAGCGGCTGATCTAGCTTCCGGCTTCGGGAAATACTTAGGGCTGCCGGGAGATCGGTGGAATCATCCCGACGGTAAGATAGGTGACCGCTACGTTACATTGGGAGAGGGTGCAGGACATGCGTTTAAAGAAAAGCGCTGGAATGAGCTCAGCAGCCTAAATGGAAAAGTCGACTTCTCTCTCGCTCTAACCATCGTCTCAGAAGACCGAGATAGCCGAACAATCTACGTATTCGACATGAGCGTCCAATTTTGCGATGAGGGATACCTCTTCGATGTAAACGGTAAGGGCGTCATCCTCGAAGTAGAATCTGTAAAATCGGGAAGTTTTGAACCGGTTTATAACCAGATTGTTGAAATCCTGATCGCCAGACTAGATCAGTCGAAAATTCTCATAAAGAACTGATCTTTTCCAAATATGAAAGCCCAGCAATCAAGCTGGGCTTTTTCGTTTCCGGGCATTGCCCCAGGCCACGCAGGCCTCTTTTTATTTCGGAGTTGTGATGGATCCTACCGACCTCGGCGCAGGCACCGTTACCTGGCTGAGCGGTAGTGCCACGGTGATCCTCGGCGGCTTGCTTTGGCTGCGGAAATTCCTTTCAAAGGACGCCGCTGATCGAGCCATGGACAATGCCGATATCGGTACGGTTCGTCGCCTCAATGAATTGTTGGATTCCGAGCGCACGGCCCGGAAGGAAGCCGAGGCGCGTGCCGATCAATTCGCCAAGGAGCGAAACGACCTTGCTGCATCCGTCGGGCGCATGGAAGGGAAGATTGAAGCCTTGACCAGTCAGGTCGCCCAGCTTACCGAGCGGGTGACGCTGCAGAGCGACGAAATCACGCGCCTGCGGAACAAGCTCGGAGGTGTCGCTTAATGGACAGATGTGCAATGGAATTCATTGCCCGCCGCTGGTGGCGCCGGGCTGAGGTCTGGGCGATCGCAATCGTGTTGGTTGCCGGTGGATCGGTACTTGGCTATCAGGCCTGCTACTGGTCCTTGGCCGAGAAACAGGCCAAGCAGGTCGAGGACATTCGCAGCGCGTACGCGACCGCGATGGTTGAGCGTGATCATCGTCTGGATGAGTTGACGCGGAAAACGGGCACTGCTGCAGAGAAGGCAACCAAGGCAGCGAACACCGCCACCCAGGCAGCAGATGTCGCAAGCCAAGCCGCCGGCAAGGCTGCTGAAGCAGTTGAGCGAGTCACTCAGTAATAGAGGTAGTCATGCCGTTACGTCCACAAAAGCCATGCACCGCGCTTGGCTGCCGGGCGCTGACCCGCAATGCCCGTTACTGCGATGACCATGCCGAGCTGGCGAAGGCTGCGGCAGCCAAGCGCGTCGATGCTCAGAGAGAGAGCAGCACGCAGCGTGGCTACGGGTACAAGTGGCAGAAGGCGAGCAAAGGCTTCCTCATCAAGCACCCGCTGTGCGCTGAACATGGTCGGCGCAACGAGGTGGTGGCCGCGACTGAGGTGGATCACATCATCCCTCACAAGGGCGACATGACTCTTTTCTGGGATCGCAGCAACTGGCAGTCGCTGTGCCATAGCTGCCACAGCACGAAGACGGCCTCCGAAGACGGTGGTTGGGGCAACCCAAGGCGCTAGTCGTGCGAAATGCACGGAAAACGGCCAGATGAGACATATTCCCATCCAGAGGGGTGGGGGAGGGTCAAAAGTCGGGGGCTTTTTGCTTCTAGACCGTCCGCCCAGCCTTTCTCTTACGCCCGCGAAATTAAAAAATCAGGAGTTGCGCGATGGGAGGCACCGCCACGGTCGCCGGCCGTGGTCGCAAACCCAAGCCAACGGCCAAGAAAGCACTGGCCGGTAATCCCGGCAAGCGGGCGCTGAACACGTCCGAGCCACAGTTTTCAGAAATCACAAAAGACATCGATCCGCCCGAGTGGATGAGCGATATCGCCGCCACCATGTGGAAGATGGTCGTCCCGGAATTACTCCGCGAACACGTCATAGCCCTGACCGACCTTCATAACGTGGAGGCGTTTTGCACTGCGTACAGCAAGTGGCGGATGGCCGAAGATTCCGTCCAGCAGTTCGGCATTGTTGTCAGTTCCGCCCAAGGCAGCCCGATGAAAAATCCAGCACTGACCGCGGCCAACGAGGCGATGCGCCAGATGGTGACCTTCGGGTCGATGCTTGGCCTTGATCCGTCCAGCCGCTCGCGCCTGATCGGCGGGAACAAGGAAAAACAAACCAATGAATTCGCCCAACTACTGAGATCCTAAATGGCCAAGTCCCCTACGCCGAACGTCGATAGGGCGACGGCTTGGGGGCGCTCGGTTCTTCGAGGCAAGGTGCCGGCTTGCCGGTATGTTCACCAAGCGATCCAGCGGCACTTCGATGACCTGGCCGCCAGTCGCAAACGCGGATTTCGCTATAAATTCGATGCAGCCAAGGCTGAGAAAAAGCTCAAGTTGAGCCAACTGCTTCCGCACACAAAAGGTGAGTGGGCGTTCAAGCGTCAACTGATTACTCTCGAGCCATGGCAGTTGTTCGGCCTTGCCGCCACCTTCGGCTGGGTAAAGAAGAAGGGCGGTCACCGCCGGTTCCGTGAAAGTTACTGGGAAGTACCGCGCAAGAACGGCAAATCTGTCGTCGCGGGCTGCGTGGGCATTAGCATGTTCGTTGCCGATGACGAGTTCGGCGCCGAGGTATATGCCGGCGCCACAACTGAGAAGCAGGCGTGGGAGGTTTTCCGACCTGCCAAGTTGATGGTCAGCAAGTCGCCGATGCTCATCCAGGCCGCGGGCATCGAGGTCAACGCCTCGAACATGAACATCCCGTCCGACTTCAGCCGGTTCGAGCCGCTGATCGGCAACCCTGGCGACGGCGCCTCACCGAGCTGCGCCATTGTCGACGAATACCACGAACACCCGACCTCTGCTCAGTACGACACCATGCTCACCGGCATGGGCGCACGCCGGCAGCCGCTGATGTTCATCATCACCACGGCCGGTGCGGATATCGAAGGGCCTTGCTACGACAAACGTCGGCAAGTGATCGAGATGCTCGAGGGCACGGTGCCAGACGACGAGCTGTTCGGCTGGATATGGACGCTGGACGAGGGCGATGACTGGACCGATCCCAAGATGCTGGCCAAGGCCAACCCTAACCATGGGGTGTCTGTGTTCCAGGAGTATCTGGAAAGCCAGCAGGCGCGCGCGATCCGATCGGCAAGGTTCACCAACACATTCAAAACGAAGCACCTCAATCTATGGGTGAGCGCCAAGGCCGGCTTCTACAACATGGAAAGCTGGAAAGCGTGTGAAGACACGACGCTGACACTGGAGCAGTTTGAGGGCCAGGAATGGATCGCCGGCTTCGACCTGGCGCGCAAACTGGATATGAATTCGCGCGCCAGATTGTTCTGGCGCGTGATCGATGGGAAGACGCATTACTACAGTGTTGCGCCTAAGTTCTGGGTGCCAGAAGACACTGCGTTCAACAGCGACAACAAGCGCATGTCGGAACGCTTTCAGGCGTGGATCAACTCTCGGCACCTTGATGTAACGGAAGGCGCCGAGATTGATTATCGAGAGATTCTAGAGGACACCAAGGAGGCGAATCATCAGGCGCCAATTAGACTGGCGCCGATTGACCCCCACGGTGCGACGGGGCTTGGTCATGAGCTAGACGACGAGGGATTCAACCCCATTACGATCACGCAGAATTACACCAACATGTCGGATCCGATGAAGGAGCTTGAAGCGGCTATCGAGTCGGGTCGGTTTCATCACGACGGCAACCCGATCATGACGTGGTGTATCAGCAACGTCATTGGCAAAAACCTGCCGGGGAACAACGACATTGTGCGCCCGATCAAGCAAGGCGATGACAACAAGATCGACGGTGCAATTGCACTGATCATGGCGATCGGCAGAGTTCTTATAAATATTCATGAGCCTGATACCACAGGCTTCTACGAAAACCCAATCATGGTAGGCATTTAATGGCGCGCGAAAAGAAGCCTGGCCGGGTCAGGTCGGCCCTGCAAAGCTGGCTTGGCGTGCCCGTAGGGTTGAACGACAAGGCGTTCTGGCAAGAGTGGTTCGGAACATCGGCCAGTGGACAAGTAGTCACCGTCGATAAAGCTTTGCAGCTTTCAGCGGTTTGGTCCTGTGTTCGATTGCTGTCAGAGACCGTTTCGACGTTGCCCTTGAAGTTATATGAGCGCGACCCGAATGGCGGCCGTGTCGCCGCTACGAGTCACCCGCTCTACGACATCCTGACGAAACGCCCAAACGCAGAGATGACCCCGGGTCGGTTCATGCTGATGATCGTCGCCAGCATCTGCTTACGGGGCAATGCCTTTGTCGAGAAAAGGCGCATCGGTAGCAGAGTGGTGGCGCTGGACCCGCTGCTCCCACAGCTTATGACCGTCAAGCGCTTGGACAGTGGCCGTCTCGAATACAAATACACGTTGAATGGTAAGCCTCGCGTGATCGTTGAGGATGACCTGATGCATATTCGTGGATTTGGTCTCGATGGGGTTTGCGGAATGTTGCCGGTATCGACCGGCAAAGAAATTCTGGGTGCGGCTATCTCGGCGGAAGAAGCCGCAGCAAAAGTGTTCGCTCAGGGCATGCAAGCTTCTGGAATACTGAGCAGCGATGAAACTCTCAAGCCGGAGCAGCGTGAGCAGCTTAGGGCGAGTCTCCAGGCTTTCATGGGCTCCAAGAACGCCGGCAAAATCATGGTTGCCGAGGCTGGACTGAAATACCAAGGCATCACCATGAATCCTGAGGCGGCCCAGATGCTTGAATCTCGCTCTTACGGGATCGAAGAGGTCTGCCGCTGGTTTCGCGTGCCCCCTTTCATGGTTGGGCACATGGACAAACAAAGCAGTTGGGCGTCCAGCGCAGAAGGGCAGAACCTGCAGTTTCTAACCAACTGCCTTAGGCCGCTTCTGGAGAACATCGAGCAGGAAATCGGCCGCTGTTTGCTGGATCGAGATGATCGATATTTCGCAGAATTCGCAGTTGAAGGTCTGCTTCGCGCCGACAGCCAGGGACGGGCGACCTACTACAACATCTGCCTACAAAATGGCTGGATGAGCCGCAACGAGGTGCGACGTCTGGAAAATCTGCCGCCAATACCTGGTGGCGATGTATACACCGTCCAGTCAAACCTGCTCCCCATAGAACAGCTTGGCCAAGGCGCAGATAGTGGCGAGCGGGTGAGGGCGGCACTTGCCGACTGGCTTGCACCAAATGATATGAGCCGATCCCCCGGCAGTTCTGGAGACTGACCCATGACAATTCGTAGCCTTCCGGCAGCGCCGGCGGGTCGCCCGTGCGCGGGTGTTTCCTTCGATCTGATGCCCCAAGCAATGGAGCGTTGGAACTCCACGATCCAGGCTGCTGAAAGCGATCTCAAGAACACCATTTCCATGCTTGACGCCATCGGCTTCGATCCGTGGTCTGGAGAGGGCGTTACAGCCAAACGTGTCTCGGCCGCTCTGCGAAGCATGAACGGCGAGGACGTGACAGTGAACATGAATTCTCCTGGTGGGGACATGTTCGAAGGTCTGGCGATTTACAACATTCTTCGTGAATACAAAGGTCATGTGACGGTAAAGGTGTTGGGCCTTGCGGCTTCGGCGGCTTCCATTATTGCCATGGCCGCCGACGATCTTCAGGTCGCGCGGTCGGGCTTTCTGATGATCCACAACGGTTGGACGATCGCCGCAGGCAATCGACATCACTTTCGCGAAATCGCCGACATGATGGAGCCGTTCGATGCGGCGATGGGTGACATCTATGCAGCTCGGACCGGTAGCGAGCTCAAGGCGATGCAGAAACTTATGGACGCGGAAACTTGGATTGGCGGATCAGCCGCTGTTGAACAAGGTTTCGCCGACTCTCTGCTCGACAGCGATGCCATCAAGGAAAGCGGCAAGGCGCAGGCTGGTCTAGTCGCTGCTCGCAAGCTGGATCTGATTCTCGCGAAGCAGGGCATGCCTCGAAGTGAGCGCAGATCACTCATCCAAGAAATCAAGTCCGGTACGCCCTGCGCTGCTGGACCCGGTACGCAAGACGCTGCCGACACGCTGGCCAATCTGGCCGAACCGATAGCCGATCTGGAACGAGCGCTCGCTCGCTTCTCGGCAGCCGCCACCAAATAAAGGAAATTCAACATGTCCGAACAAGCCCAACTGCTTGCGAAAATGAGTGCCGAACTGGAAAAGGCTTCCAGCGAATTCAGCGCCAAGGCCGAATCCGCCTTGGGCGAGGCCAAAAAGGCCGGCGCCTTGTCAGCAGAAACCAAAGCTGCCGTCGATGAGATGGCCCTGAAGTTCAACACCCTCACAGAGGCTGAGAAGCAGCTCAAGGCCCAGCTCGGCGAACTGGAGCAGGAGTTCGCCAGAATTCCAGCCCAGGTATCTGCCGCTCAGCGGGAAACCCTGGGTGGCACCGTCATCAAAAGCGAAGCGCTCGCCGAGTTTGCCAAGAGCATTCAAGGCAATCGCCGCGTCAGCGTTCCGGTTAATGCAGCGCTGCTGAGCACCGGCGTTCCCGAAGGCGTGGTCGAGCCTCAGCGCTTGCCAGGCATCGACGTGATGCCTAAACAGCGCCTGTTCATCCGGGATCTGATCGCTCCGGGCCGTACCACTTCCCCAGCGATCTTCTGGGTGCAACAGACTGGTTTCACCAACGCCGCTCGCGTTGTGGCGGAGAACACCGCGAAGCCCTACAGCGACATCGTGTTCGACACCAAGATCACGCCCGTGACCACCATCGCGCATATGTTCAAGGCGTCGAAGCAGATTTTGGACGACTTCGCCCAGCTGCAGTCGACCATTGATGCTGAAATGCGCTACGGCCTGAAATACGCCGAAGAGTCTGAAATTCTGTTCGGTGACGGTACCGGTGTGCATCTGCACGGTATCGTTCCGCAGGCCGAGGCGTACTCGGCCGCTTTCGAGCCCGACGCGATGACCCACATCGATCAATTGCGGCTGGCGATGCTTCAGTCGCAACTCGCGCGTCTGCCGGCGAGCGGCCATGTGCTGCACTTTACCGACTGGGCGAAGATCGAACTGACCAAGGACACCCTGGGTCGTTACATCATCGGCAACCCGCTGAGTCTCGCTGGCCCTACGCTCTGGGGCTTGCCAGTTGTTGCAACTGAACTGGCAGCATTCCTCGGCAAGTTCCTGACCGGCGCCTTCCAAACCGGCGCTCAGATCTTCGATCGCGAAGATGCCAACGTGGTGATCTCCACTGAGAACGCTGATGACTTCGAGAAGAACATGATCTCGATTCGTTGCGAAGAGCGCCTTGCTTTGGCTGTCAAGCGTCCGGAAGCGTTCATCTACGGCACCTTCGCCACTCCAACCCCTTGATGTAGCAGGGCCGCCCGAGCGGCGGCCCTTGGGAGGCCGACATGAAAATGAAAACCCTAAAACCGCTGTACCTCGGCGGTAAAACGCTGGTGGAAGGCACCTCGTTTTTGACCGCGGAACAGCACGGGCGACAGCTAATTCAGAAAGGCTATGCCGAACTGGACGACGGCAAGGATGAAGCGGTGGTGGATTTAACCGACTCTGAAGACGAACCAACACCCATGACCACCACCACTGCGGTTGCCGCTTCTAAGCCTGGTACCAAGGCAAAGGCCACCGAAAAGAAAAAGGCTGACTGAGCATGAGCGTGATCGACATCGAACTGGCGATGAAGCATTTGCGTGCGGAGTCCGAGGGTGTGGATGATGTCCAGTCAAAACTGGACGCTGCTGAGGATGCGGCCGAGCAGTATTTGAATCGCAAGCTCTATGTTGATGGGACGGCACTGTGGGCGGCTCTGACAACTGTCATCACCCTGAGATCGGAATGTCGGGTTGTTCTCGACTCGGCACTCTCGGAGGCTTCGTTGATCGATAATTTTGACGATCGCCTGATGGCCGAGCGCGACGCGCAGTGCCGTTATAAGGAGTCGTTGCGCAACGTGGCAATGATTTCTCGAGGGATTGTTCTCAATAAGTCAATTACTGCTGCCTGCCTTCTGACGCTAGGTCATTTGTGGGCGAACCGGGAAGATACCGTGACTGGTATCAACACCTCGTCGGTTATTGAATTGCCGCATGGATCGCGTTCGCTGCTTTTCCCGTACCGGGTAGGTCTGGGGGTTTGAATGGCATATCGCGAACCTGGCGCTGGCGAGCTCAACAAGCACGTCACGCTGCGCCGCCGAGGTGATGCCCCCTCTGCTGACATGGGCTTGGAGTCCCTGTTCTCGGAGCTCAATCCGCGATGGGCAAAAATTGAGCCTGTCGGTTCGGCCGTCTACACAGACAGCGCACAGACCGACAACAAGATCACCCACCGGATATTCCTCCGCTTTCGCACTGGCATCACGACGGCCTACGAAGTAGTCCATCAGCAAACTCTGTATCGGGTGAAACGCGGCTTCGACATGAACGGCCGTGGCCGATTCGTTGTGCTGGAAGTCGAAGAGCTCGGCCTGATCCACTCAGGTGGAGGTATTTATGGCTAACTCAGCATCGGTTGAAGGCTATCTTCACTTCGAAGGCTTCGACAATTTCCAGCGCGACGCTTTCGATAAGCGGAAGATCCGCGCCGGCATGCGCAAGGCCGGCTTGTTGGTAGCGCAGCGGGCCCAAATGAACCTTGTTTTGGGGGGCGGGCAAGACGGTTACCCCACCAGCCGGACCGGGCGCACGGTTGAGTCGGTGATTTTCAAGGTGTCGAAGTCTGGTTTTCTGGTTCGCGTCTCGCCGACCAAGACTTCCGCCATGGAAGATTTCTACCCGGTTTATCTGCACTACGGTGTGAAGAAGGGCCGCAAGCTCGGAAAGCTCGCACCCGGCCAGGGCCGAGGTAAATCAAACCGGCGGGCTGCTGGTGCCCGTGCCGCCGCGGTAGCTGAGCGTGCTGCCGGCGAATGGCGCATCAAGCCACGCGACAACTACATGGCCGACGCTCTGCAGGACTCGGCTTCGCAAGTTCAATCGATCCTCTCTACCGCATTCGCAAACGCGCTGGGCTGATCGCTGCACCGGACACCCGCATGAAACTGAATCCTATCGTTGCCCATCTGCGGCTGACGTGCCCGACCTTTGCCGGTCGAATTGCGGGCGGCATCGACTGGGACTCAGTCGTCGACAGCGCCCAGCTTGAACTGCCGGCCGCTTATGTGATCGCCACGGCCGACGCTGCCAGCCCGAGCAGGGCCCAGAACATGGTCATTCAGGATATCACCGACCAGTTCAATGTAGTGATCGTGTTGAAGACATCGGATGAGCGTGGCCAGGCGGACAACGATCTGTTGCACGACATCCGCGCTGAACTCTGGCGCGCTCTTGTTGGCTGGAAGCCAGGGCCTGAGTACACACGAATCGAATACGGGAAGGGCGCCCTGCTGCATATCAGTCGGGCGCGGGTGGTTTACCAGTTCACCTTCTTCTCCGAATTCCAGCTCGGCCGAAATCGCCCCGACCAGCCGCCAGAGACATGGCAGGAGTGGGAGCTCGACGGCTTGCCGGTGTTCACCGGCGCGACCATCAACATGGACTGCATCGACCCAGCAGATCCGAACCTGAAACGACCTGGCCCTGACGGGCGCATTGAAGTTGCATTCACTGGAGACGTAACACCATGACCAAGCGCATCACTGTGGTGCCGGCCGCTGGCCGCTCTGTGCCCGATCCGGAGGCTGGCGACCTGTTGCCCGTTGAAGGTCGGGAAGTCCCCGACAACGCCTGGTGGCGTCGCCGCCTCGCTGACGGAGATGTCAGAACCAAAAATGTCGAAACCCCATCCACCAAAGCCGGCAAAACGGCGCTGATCGAGGAAGGCAAATAATGGCCATCGGATTCAGCAACATTCCCGCCGATATCCGAGTGCCGCTGTTCTATGCGGAGATGGATAGCTCGGCGGCAAACAGCGCTTCGAGCGCGATGCGCCGTCTCATCGTTGCGCAGGTCAATGACGACGCCGAGAGCGAAAACATCGGCAAGCTGGTACTGGTCTCCAGCCTCGCGATCGCCAAGAGCATTGCCGGCCAAGGCTCGATGCTCGCCGCGATGTACGAGACCTGGCGCAAAGTCGATCCGATTGGCGAGGTCTGGTGTCTGCCGCTGCAGAATGAAACCGGCGAATCCGCTTCGGCAACCATCACCATCACCGGTGCTGCTACCGAGGCCGGGCTGCTGAACCTGTACATCGGCGGCGTGCGCGTCCAGTCGGTGGTTGCATCGGCGGCAACCCCTACGATTGCTGCCGCTGCCTTGGCCGTGAAGATCAACGCGACGCCGGATCTGCCCGTCACCGCTACGGCGGCTGTCGGCGTGGTGACGCTGACCTGCAAGTGGACAGGCGAAAGCGGAAACGACATCAGCATTCAGATGAACCGCCTCGGCAAGTCCAACGGCGAATCCACGCCGGCAGGCCTGACCGTGGTCACCACTGCGATGACCGCGGGCGCCGGCGCGCCGGATGTTGTCGATGCGATCGCCGCGCTGGGTGATGAGCCCTTCGAATTCCTGTGCCAGCCTTGGTCGGACACGACCACGCTGAACGCCTGGAAGGATGCGATGGACGACAACACTGGCCGCTGGAGCTGGGCGAAACAGTTGTTCGGCCATGTGTACACCGCCAAGCGCGGCACCATCGGCACGCTGGTGGCCGCCGGGCAGGTGCGCAACGATCAACACATGACCATTCAGGGCGTCGAACCCGGCGTGCCTCAACCGGTATGGGTGGTGGCGGCATCGCTCGCGGCCCGCACGGCGGTGTTCATCTCTGCCGATGCTAGCCGTCCAACGCAAAGCGGCAGCATGCCAGGTGTCGATCCGGCTCCAGCCAGTGACCGCTTCACGCTGACCGAGCGCCAGTCGCTGCTGAACTACGGCATTGCCACTGCGTACTACGAAGGCGGTTACGTGCGCATCCAGCGCTCGATCACCACCTATCAGAAAAACGCGTACGGACAGGCCGACAATTCGTACTTGGACAGCGAGACCATGCACCAGTCGGCGTTCATCGTCCGGCGCATGCAGAGTGTGATTACCAGCAAGTACGGTCGGCACAAGCTGGCGAGCGACGGCACCCGCTTCGGCGCCGGCCAACCGATCGTCACCCCGGCGACCATCCGCGGCGAACTCATTGCCCAGTACGCCAAGCTCGAGCTGGAAGGTCATGTGGAAAACGCTGATCTGTTCGCCGAGCATCTGGTAGTTGAGCGCGATATCAACGATCCGAGCCGGGTCAACGTGCTGTTCCCGCCTGACTACATCAACGGCCTGCGCATCTTCGCGCTGCTCAATCAGTTCCGCCTCCAGTACGACGAAGCGGCGTAACGCTCAACTGAACACCCAGCCCGCCCTGTGCGGGCTTTTTCATTCTGGAGACAAAGACCATGGGCGAAAAAGTAGCCGGCACCGTTTACGTCAAAGTTGACGGTGAACAGCTGACCATCACCGGGGGCGCGGAGGCGCCATTGATGGAGGTCAAGCGCGAGACCGTTTGGCCGGGGTTCTACAAGGAGGAAGAGCTGCCACCTTATTTGAAGGTGACGTCTCTCGTTCCGCAGGGGTTCCCCTTGAAAAAACTCGTGAATGGCCGGGATATGACGGTGACCTGTGAATTCGCAAACGGAAAGGTCTACGTGCTTTCCGGCGGTTACCTCGTCGACGAGCCTTCTTATAAAGGCGAAGACGGTACCACTGAACTGCAATTCGACGGCGTGAAAGGGAGCTGGCAATGAGCGCAGTAAAATTACAGGTTGCAATCGAGGCTCACGGGGAGCCGCTGACCGAGCTGACCATGCGCCGTCCGACGGTGCAGGAAGTGCGGGCCATCAAGGCGCTGCCGTACAAGATCGACAAAAACGAAGAAGTCAGCCTGGACATGGACGTGGCCGCGAAATACATCGCCGTCTGCGCCGGCATTCCGCCGTCGTCGGTCAACCAGCTGGATCTGGCTGATTTGAACTCGCTGAGCTGGGCGGTGGCCAGTTTTTTCATGAGTGCGGCGTCGACTCCATCCACGACCTGATCGCCGTTGCTTATGACCTGGCGTGGTTCTGGAAAACGGATCCGGAACTGATGTTGGCTCGCCCGCTCGACGTGCTCCGCGAATCCATGGAGCACGCGCAACGGATCAATAATCTCCAGCAGGTGCAGTGATGGCGGATAAATTCCAGCTCAAGGCGTTGATCACCGGCGTCGACAAGCTGTCGCCGATGCTGGGCGGCATCCGGAAAAAGGTCGCAGGCTTTCGCAAGCAAATGGAAAGCTCGGGCCTCGGCAAGATCAGTTTCCAAGATGTGTTGCAGGGTGGGGCATTCGCTGCCCCGTTCGTGGCGGGAACCAAGGCAGCGATCGAATTCGAGTCGTCCATGGCCGATGTGAAGAAGGTGGTCGATTTCGCCACGCCGGAGCAGTTCAAGGCGATGGGCAAGGACGTGCTCGATCTGTCCGAGAAGATGCCAATGGCGGCCAGCGGCATCGCTGCGATCGTCGCCGCCGGTGGGCAGGCTGGTTTCGCCGCTGGCGAGTTGCGCCAGTTTGCTGAAGACGCCGTGAAGATGGGTATCGCTTTTGACCAGACCGCTGAGCAGTCCGGCGAGATGATGGCCAAGTGGCGAACGTCTTTCAAACTCACTCAGCCAGAGGTTGTAAAACTGGCTGACCAGATTAACTACCTGAGCAACACCGGCCCATCCTCTGCGGCGCAGATTGCCGATATCGTCACCCGCATTGGCCCTCTTGGTAAAATCGCTGGCTTGGCGTCTGGGCAAATCGCCGCGATGGGCGCAACGCTTGCCGGTGTGGGCGTACCGAGTGAGGTGGCCGCCACCGGCCTGAAGAACTTCATGCTGGCGCTGACCAAAGGCAAAGCGGCTACTAAGGAGCAAACTCAGGCGTTCAAGTCGCTGCGCCTGGACGTGCAGAAGGTTTCCGAAGGCATGCAGAAAGATGCCGAAGGAACGATGATTGATGTCCTCCAGCGCGTCGCAAAAGTTGCCCCTGAGAAACAGGCCGGACTGCTGACGCAACTGTTCGGATCTGAATCGGTTACGGCAATTGCTCCGCTTCTGACGAATCTTGATTTGCTGAAAAAGAGTTTCGGCGACGTTTCGGCAAGCACCAAATTCGCCGGCTCGATGAGCAAGGAATACGAGGCCCGGTCGGCGACCACGGCGAATGCCATGCAGTTGATGCGCAACCGCGTGACGCGTCTGGGCATTGAGATCGGCAATGCACTTCTGCCACCTCTCAATGAAATCATGACGCTGATGGGACCGATCGTCAGCCAGATATCTGAGTTCGCTGCGGCGAACCCTGGGTTGGTGAAAGGGATCTTGGGTGCAGGATTGGCCTTTGGTGTTTTGAAATTGGGTGTGATGGGCGCAATCGTTGCGATGAAGCTGTTCGATACGGCGACGAAAATATCTCCCGTCGGCTTGATCATCCGCGGGCTCGCGCTGGCGGCTGGCCTGCTCATCGCGAACTGGCAGAAGGTGGCGCCGTTCTTCTCGGCACTCTGGAACCTGATCAAGGCAGTCGCCCAGCGCGCACAATTGGCGTGGGACAAGTTCACCCAGACCAGCCCGGTTCTGGCCAAGAGTCTGATGGGCGCGGCTGCCGGGTTCCTTGCGATGCGCGTTGCCATGCTGGCAGCAACTGTCGCCGGGAAAATCTTCAGCGCGACGCTCGTCGTGGTGCGGGGGGCGGTGCTGGCGGCAACGGTAGCGACCCGGATATTCAACCTGGTGGCGAAAGCCAACCCCTTCATCCTGATTGCCAGCCTGATCGCCATGGCCGCCGGCGCCCTGATTGCAAACTGGGAGCCGGCGCTGAAGTGGTTCAAGGATGCCTGGGACAAGATCAGCGGGTGGGTGAAATCGATCATGGGCGCATTCGGCATGGTGGGCGAGGCGGGCATGGACGGGGCGGTGAACAACGCCACCGATGCCGTCAACAACCTGACCATGCAGGTGGCTCCCGCGCGGGCTGGCAACGGCGACGGCACATTACTGCGGCCGCGGCCGGAGGGTGAGCGCTGGTCGCCGCAAGGGGACTCGCTCGTTCAGAACGCCATGGCCGCCAGTCAGCCAAAGCTGCAGGGCGAGCTGGTGATGCGTTTCGAGAATCCGCCGCCGGGCCTTCAAGTCGACAAGCCACAAACCAATCAGCCGGGGCTGAACATCAAGCCCAACGTAGGCACCCGCACCGTGGGTGTGATGAGGCCATAAATGGATCAGACATGGCGTGATCAAATGCTGCCGGCGTCGTTCCGGGGGATCAGTTTTCTGATCCCACAGGCTTCGGTGCCGGTCGGCATGAAAGTGCAGCTGCACGAGTTTCCGCAGCGCGACGAGCCCTATGCCGAGCAAATGGGCAAACAGGCGCAGATTCACCGGCTGGTTTGCTGGATCATCGGTGATGACTGCTTCGAGCGCCGCGATAAATTCATGGAAGCCGTGCAGACGCCGGGCGCCGGCGAGCTGGTGCACCCTTGGCTGGGCCGCATGCAGGTCAAGGCCGGTGAAGCCGAACTGACGCACGACTTCAAGCAGGGCGGCATGGCGGCGTTCGCGGTGACGTTCTACCCGGACATACCGCTGAAGTTTCCGACAGCGAAGGTCAACACCCAGCAGCAGGTCGTCAAGGCTTCCGATAGCCTGCTGGACTCCGCGCTGGCCCGGTACAAGTCGGCGATGGCCAAAGTGGATCAGGCCCGTCTGGGATTGGCCCGTCTGCGCAACAGCCTGTCGGGCGTGTACACGGTCATTCAGCAGCAGTTCTCCACCATTATCGGCGCCTTCACCAACCTGACCGGCTTTGTGCAATCATTGATGAACGCGCCAGATTCACTGTCGTCGCTGTTCTCCAGCTACTTCAGCGAATTTTCGGTGGATGATTACCTAGGCGACGACTCTGGTTCGAGCTACAGGAACTCGGTGGCCACCGCTACGCAGCAGACCGAGGCCGTGGCCAGCATCAATACCGTCAGCGATTCAGGCGGTGTCGATGCGGCGGCTGCATCACAAGCCACTGCCAACCTGGTGCAGGACGCTTTGCTGGTGCAGGTCGCCCTGATCATCAGTGAAATGCCTGTCGCCTCGCAGCCGGTTTCGACGACCACGGTGGCTTCGGTCGAGCAGCAGGCAGTGCAGCCGATCGTGCGCCCGGAGGTGCCAGTGGCTGACGACGTGCTTGAGCTGCGCGATAACCTCAACGAGGCGATTTTTCAAGCGTCGTTGAAAGCCGATCCCGAGCACTACATGGTGCTCAACACGCTGCGACAGACCATCGTCAAACACCTGACCGCCGTCGCGGAGTCGGGCGTGCGCCTGGTGGAAATCACACCGCCGGAAACACTGTCGGCGTTGGTGCTGGCGTACCGTCGTTTCGGTGATGCCACGCGGGAATCCGAAGTGGTACAGCGCAATCGCCTGCGTCACCCCGGGTTCGTCCCGGCTCGCCCGATCAAAATCGCCCAGAGGTAACCCATGGAAGACGTCAATGCTGTCAGCCTCACGGTTGACGGTCTGGATTACTTCGGCTGGAAATCCGTAGAGATCACCGCCGGACTTGAGGATCAGGCGCGGTCATTCACGCTGAACATCACATGGAAATGGCCCGGGCAGCCGTTGCCTTTGCCGATCAAGCAGGGAGCCAAGTGCCAGGTCAGGATCGGCGACGACCTTGTGCTGACTGGCTGGGTGTTCGCCACGCCGATCAGTTACGACCATCAGCAAATCACCACCAGCGTCAGCGGCCGCTCCCTCACCGCCGATCTGGTGGACTGCGGGGCAATCAATAAGCCGGGGCAGTGGAACAACCAAAGCGTTCTCTCGATCGTCAGGGCGCTGTCGTCGCCTTACGGTGTTCGTGTGCGCAGCGAGATCCCGGAAGGGGCAAAGCTTTCAGACCACACGATCGAGCCCGGCGAAACGGTGTTCGAATCCATCGATCGCCTGCTGACGCTGTTCCGCGTTTTCTCCACAGACGATGCCAAGGGCATGGCCGTGCTTGCCAAGCCCGGCAGCGAGGTCCGGGCATTCGATGCGCTGGAAGTAGGCAACAACATCCTGACCGGTGATGCCGCGCTGGACTTCTCGGCGGTCTTTTCCGAATACCAAGTGCTCGGCCAGAAGAGCGGTACCGACGACGAGTTCGGCGAGCAGGCGGCAGAGGTATCGGCGGTCGTGGCGGATCCGCGCGTTGGCCGCAAGCGGGTCATGATCATTCAGGAATCGGGGCAGATGACCAACGACCTGGCGCAGGCCCGGGCGAACTGGGAACGCGGCACGCGCATGGGTAAAGCCCTCACCACCAATTACACCGTACAGGGCTGGCGACAATCAAACGGCGCGCTCTGGAAACACAACTCGCTGGTGCGGGTCATCGACCCAATTGTGGGCTTCGATCGCATCATGCTCATCGCCCGGGTGACTTATGCGCTCACCGACAGCGGGCAGATTACCAAGTTGGAGGTAGGTCCTCCGGACGGCTTCGAGCCTGAGCCGCACGACCCGCACAAAGACCGCAAGTTGAAGAAGGGCGGCAAGGCCGACAACTTCGAATACCTCATCCCTGCAGACTACGAGCCGAAAAAATGAGCCTGAAAAGCATGATGGCGCGCGGCACGGTTGTGCTGGCGGCGGCCGGTAAGATGATGCAGATGCTGCAGGTGCGGATGACCGCCGGCGAGCTGAAGGACAACGTCGAGCACTTCGAACCTTACGGGCTGACCAGCAATCCGCTGGCGGGCGCCGAGGTGCTGACAATGTTCCTCAACGGCGACCGTTCCCACGCTGTTGTCGTGGTGGCGTCAGACCGCCGGTACCGCATCAAGGAACTGAAACCGGGTGAAGTGGCTATCTACACGGACGAAGGCGACAAGATCCACTTCAAGCGTGGCCGGATTATCGATATCGAAACGGCCACGCTGAACATCAAGGCAACGACCGCGGTGAACTTTGACACGCCGGTCATCAACCAGACCGGACAGATCGTTTCTACGGGTGATCAGGTCGCCGGCGGCGTTAGTCAAATCGAGCACGTCCACACCAATGTCCAGGCGGGCAACGGCAACAGCGGGCCACCCGCAGCGGGGGGCTGATGATTTTTTCTGATGATCGCCAATCAGCCCTGACCCGCGCCGTGCTGATCAGTCTGTTTACCTGGCGCCGAGCGCTGACCGATGACCCAGTGGACGATGACGAACTGTTCGGGTGGTGGGGGGACAGTTACCCAGATATTGCAGATGACCGCATCGGCTCGCGCTTGTGGTTGTTGCGGCGGGTCAAGCTGACCGACGCCACGCAGCGCGATGCGGAGTTCTACGCGAACGAAGCCCTACGGTGGCTGCTGGACGAGGGACACGCGATCGCGATCGAGATCACCAGCGAGAAGGTCGACATCAGTCGATTGAGCCTGACGGTCATCCTCACGGTGCCCGGCGGCGACCGCATCGAAATAAAACCCATCTCTTCCTGGCAGGTGATCTATGCCGTTTGAAACACCTTCACTGCCGGTGCTCATCAGTCGCACGCAAAGCGATCTGGCCAGCGAAGCGCTACGGCGTTCCGATGCCCAGGTGCTGGCGCGGACCTTGAGCGGCACCGCTTACGGGTTGTACGGCTATCTCGACTGGATCGCCGACCAAATCCTGCCAGACAAAGCCGACGAGGAAACGCTCGAGCGCATTGCCGCGCTGCGTCTGAATCGTCCGCGCAATTCTGCTCAGCCTGCAGAGGGTAGCGTGAGCTTCAGTGCTGCCGCTGGTGCCGTACTGGATGTCGATGTGATTCTGCAGGCTGGTGACGGCCGCATGTACCGAGTTACCGCCGGTGTCACTACGGTGGCGGGACTGAACACGACCACGATTGAAGCGGTGGAAGCTGGCGCGCTTGGCAATGCGGATGCCAGCCTTCAGCTTACACTGGTCCAGCCAGTGGCTGGCGTGACCAACTCTTTTACAGTCACTGCTCCCGGGTTATCTGGTGGCATTGAAAAGGAAAGCATCGAATCCCTGCGCGCGCGGGTGATCCGGTCATACCGAGTCATCCCTCACGGAGGTTCGGCGGACGATTACGAGACCTGGGCTTTGGAGTTTCCCGGCGTCACGCGGGCATGGTGCCGTGGCAATTACCTTGGACCGGGCACGGTCGGGCTGTTCGTGATGCGCGACAACGATCCCATGCCGTTGCCGAACCCGACACAACTGCAGGAGATCAAGGACTACATCGAGCCGTTGCGGCCAGTAACAGCTGAGCTCTATGTTTTGGCACCAACGCTCAAACCGGTGCTTTACAGCATCCATCCTGTGCCAGACACAACAGCGGTGCGCGCAGCCATCACGGCAAGTCTAAAGGACCTGCACGAACGCGAGGCCGGTCTGGGCGACAAGTTGTTGATCAGTCACATTCGTGAGGCTATCAGTGGCGCAGCCGGCGAAACGGATCATTCGCTGACTGTTCCAGTTGCCGACGTTACCGCGGTTGCCAACGAGCTGCTGACCTTCGGAGGCATCACATGGCTGTAGCCCGAACCGCCGAGCAGTACCGTCGTCAGCTTCGTGGTCTCTTGCCTGCTGGCCCAGCCTGGGATCCTGAGCTGGTGCCCGAAATAGACCTGGTGCTAAAGGGTGTCGCAATTGAATTTGCGCGCCTCGATGCCCGGGCGGTCGACCTGCTGAACGAGATGGATCCTGCTGGCGTTAGCGAGTTGGTACCGGACTGGGAGGCTGTCATGAACCTGCCGGATCCCTGTCTCGGGCCGAACCCAACTTTTGAGGATCGCCGCTTGGCCGTTCGTCGCCGCCTCGTAGATGTCGGCGGGCAGAGCAGAGCCTATTTCATAGAAATCGCCATAAGCCAGGGTTACCCGGATGCGACCATCACCGAACATCGAGCGCCCCGAATGGGGCGTTCTCGTTTTGGCGTCGCCCACTTCGGCACATGGAAAGCGCAGTTCATGTGGACGCTCAACACCGGCGGCAGGCAGCGCCAGGGCCGGCGCTTCGGCGTCAGCTATTGGGGAGAGCGCTTCGGTGCCAACCCAGGCAACCCGCTCGAATGCACGATCAGGCGTCCGGCGCCAGCGCACACCGTCGTGCACATCAATTATGACTGAGAGGTAGAAACGTGGATTATCCGATTAGCGTGCCGAGCGTTGGACTGGTGGGTGGGAAGTTTGTAGATGAAGATCCTTTGGCGGGAACGCCTGGGTCATTGATTCCAGCGCAATGGGGTAATGCGGTAACAGACGAAATTCTCAACGTGATCAATGTGGCAGGACTCACACCCAATGAGGCAGTGAACAACCAGCTTGCAGCCGCGATCAGTCAGCTCATCGGCTCGCGACTGCCTTATAATTCTCCAGTGATAGGTTCTGTACGCAACCTGCGTTGTTCAGTTCTTGCCGCCTCAGCTACCGCGACCATCACGGCCGATGAAGTCGTCATGAAATCAATGCTGGGCGGGATGAGCTATGTGGTGCCTAATTTCAGTAGAACCATCGACCTAAGCAAAATCGGCATTGGAGGCATGGACAACGGAGCGGCGACTGCGAACGGATTCTTGGGAATCTATGCGTGCTTCAATCCCACCATCCCCGTGTCGGCCACCAACCCAATGTTAATCGGGAGGATGGAGGCCGGCTCCTTCTTGCCTGCCGCCTATGCTGGCTCATTCATGCCTGCTGGATACACGGCCTCTGCGCTCGTTTCGGTTGCGCCAATCAGTGCGGCGGCGGGGCAATTCGCGCCGTTCTTTCAGGTTGATCGCACAGTCGACTATTTGGGGGTCGGTATTCTCACCTCCTCAACTGCTGTAGGCGGGCCATTTGCGAGAGCCTCAACAGGTTTCCCATACAGCGCCAAATTTGTCTCCGGGTTCAACCAGGCCGGTAGCTCGGCCGCCAGCTCCGTCTCACAAGTTTTAACTTCAGTCTCCAACTCGGCTATTGGCGGCCAGTTCAATACCGCAACATTGCCGGGTGGCTCTGTCGCGATACCTTTCCGTGTTGCTATATCTGTCCCACAAACCATCTATCAAACAGCCAGTTCAACCGGTGGGATACCTAGCTTTACTATCAGCGTAAAAAATTACGAATTCTGAGGTGACAAATTATTGCCGAGTTTTCAGACGCTACAGTGACGAAGATCATTGGTATTTTTAGCTCCCTCCAGCCAGTTGAATACGTACCTTTCCAAGCTGAGATCTTTGCTGATGATCCCCGGTATGAGCTTTGGTGGGAGTCGCTCCCGGAAGGCACGATCACTGGCGATCTGCCTGATCCAACGAATGGCGGGCAGCCAGCTATAGCATAAGACTCAATCTCTCCATATCATCTCGGTCTACAGGGGTGCCCTTGATCGATTGTGATGTGGAGAGAGTTTGTGAAAGACAGGGATTTGAGTGTCGATGTTCTGCGCGGCCTGGGAATATTGTTGGTCGTTTCTGGGCATGCAAGCAGTGGCGCGACAATGGTTGCTTTTGCGCCTTACTCTTTTCATATGCCGTTATTTTTCTTTGTTTCTGGGTTGTTTTTTTCTGAGTATAAAGTTGACGGTGTAATCTCTACTGTAGCTAAGAACGTAAGATCTTTGCTGCTATATTCCATCGTGTTCTATTTGTTCTATGCCGTCGCGTGCTGGGTGATCTCTCATCTCGGGTTCAGCGCTTTCGTACAACCATTCAGCTTTGATTTTTTGTTTGTTAATCAATTTACAACCGGCGGGGCGTACAAGTTTACTTCTGCATATTGGTTTATTTCGTGCCTATTTTTTGTGAAGTTATACTTCTCGCTTGTCCATACCCGACTAGCTGTTTTGTTGAGAGGGTTCGGTGAAGGTCTGGTATCGAGCGGTTTTCTCTGTGTGTATCTGGCTTTGGCATTCCTAGCCGTCGTATACAGCATGAGAATGTATGGGGATAATTATGCTCCAATAGACAAGATTATTTGCTATCGTTTTATGTTCGCAGCTTTTTTCTATTACCTTGGCTCAGTCGTTGCAAAGTACAGGGCTCAACGGTTTTTCAGTAATGTGTTTGTGCTGGCTGCTATTTATATAGTTCAGCAGCAGATGCTTGTTTTTGCCGGGAATCTTGATTTTTGGATGCAGGTTTCAAAATATCAGGCAACGTATTTGCCAGTGTTCAGCAGTGTGCTGGGGATAGCATTTTTCTACGGGATCGCTCAAATCGCCTCTAGCAACAAGTCATTCACGATGGTTCTTGGTTACATAGGTAAGAACTCCTTTCCGATATTGCTGCACCACCTGTTCGGATTTTTTGTGTTGAATGTTTTGCTTTGTGTCATTGGTGTTATAAAGCCATCAGATGTGACAAGCCAATATTATCAGCTTGATACTGTGCATTCGTGGCCTTTTTATATTGTCGCAGCGGTGTTGTATTCGCTGGCGTTTGATCGATATATAGTTGTTCCCATTAAAGCTTTGGTCAAGCGACGTATTTTTGGGGCGTTAGAAAAAGAGCCAGCCTGAATAGCAGCTTTAAACATCTTAAACCCGCTTCGGCGGGTTTTTTATTGTCAGGAGAATTCTATGCCGATCACCCAGCAGCAGTTGCTGCAGATCCTCCCGAACGCCCGCAATCAAGCGGGCGTTTTTGTTTCCGCCCTGAACACCGCTATGCAGCACTACCAGATCGTGGGCCCAAAGCGCGCCGCCGCGTTCATTGCGCAAATCGGCCATGAGTCTGGCCAGCTGCGCTACGTCCGTGAGATCTGGGGGCCGACTGCAGCTCAGCGCGGTTACGAGGGGCGCGCAGACCTGGGCAATACCGTGCCGGGCGACGGTCGCAAGTATTGCGGACGAGGGCTGATCCAGATCACCGGACGGGCGAACTATGCCAAGTGTGGCGAGGCGCTGGGCCTTGACCTGATCAATCATCCTGAATTGCTCGAGCTGCCACAGCATGCCGCTATGTCGGCGGCCTGGTTCTGGAAGCAGAAGGGGTTGAACGATTTGGCCGATCGGGACGAGTTCAACACCATCACTCGGCGCATCAACGGCGGGTTGAACGGTTTGGCGGATCGACTGGAGCTTTGGAAGAAGGCGCGCGGGGTGTTGGCGTGACTGTCCCATGGCGGTTGATCGGCGCGCTGGCGCTGGCGCTCGCCGGCTTCGTAAGCGCCTGGGAGTTCCAGGACTGGCGCTACGGCTGGCAGCTGGCCGAGCAGGCGAGGGTGCACGGCGAGACACTTAACCAGCTAGCAATGGCCGGCGCCGAGGCGCAGAAGGCCGAGCAGGACAAGCGCCTCGCGCTCGAGCAGAAGTTGGCGGCCAACGAGCAAATCCACTACAGGAAATTGAGTGATGCCCAACGTTACCAGGATCGCCTGCGTGATCGCCTTGCCACTGCTGATCTGCGGCTGTCAGTCCTCATCGACGCGGATTCAGCCGGTGGCTGTGACGTGCCCAAAGCCACCGGCGCCGGCGGCGTGGATCATGCAACCGTACGAGCCCGACTTGACCCGGCGCATGCTCAACGAATTATCGCCATCACCGACACCGGCGACCAGGGACTGATCGCGCTTCAGGCGTGCCAAGCGTACGTTCAGGAAATATCCCGCTGATGCGGAAAGGCCGGGGCGAAGGGGGTCTCGCCTTTTAGCTTTTTAATTTCCGTCGACAGGTGAGAGATGTGCTTGTCCTTCGCCATCAGCTCCCAGTTGGTTTTGATTGTGATGTCATTCGCGCGCCGGCCAGCCTCGGCGGCTTCAGTTTTGGCAGCAGTTAGCTCAGCCCTGAGAGAATTCCTCTCGAGCGTGAGCGCATCGTTGTCACGCACCAGACCCTGAATATTTTCAAGTGCGCGCTCAAGCTTGAGGGTGAGAGCCTCGAATTCGTTCTCGTACATCCTGAGCTGGTGTCGGCAGGTTTCGAGCGGGGTCGGGTTACCGAGCCAATCGTCGGTATCTTCTATGAGGTGGTCCACGGAATGCCTTACTGAATACTGTTTGCATATACAGTAATCGAGGCGCGTAGGGTGAGCGAGGGTGAGGCGACGAGCTGTAGATTTTTGGTTTGATAATCGGTCGGCAGAACGCCGGAGATGGGTTTGGCATCTGTCTAAAACTACCGAGCATTAAAGCGGTTTTGTTGAGGCAAAGGCGCGCTTTCTCGGGATTGAGTTTTAGACAGGAGCCAATGCATACCTTTGCAGTACAAGGCCTGCAAGCCGTTTCCATCCATACTGCTGCATCATTGGGGTGTGGGAGGACAGGTCGGAAGTTGCTTTATTCATCAATGACTTAGCGCTTTTCTTTAAAAGTGTGGGGCGAAAAGAGAGCGTCTAGATAAGCGATTTGATCGCGGAGCCTATGCGGCTTGGTGCTGCGAACGCAGGCCGATCTATTCACTGTCCGGAGATGAAACTCTCGCCCATAGTTTTGCTAATTAGTGCAAGGTTACCATGGAGGGTGAGGCTCGAGCAGAAGCGCATGCGAAAGGACTGTCCATCGAGCGCTTACGCGATTATGACTATTTTGAGAGTTGAATTCTGAGCTTCTCGGCATCCCAATTGAGAAGTTCGGCAATTTCGGACTCTCTCAGTGTTGAGAGCACTGTATCAGTGGGCTGTCTTTTTATGACGTCGTAATAGCAAGTAAGTTGAGCACTCTTTGCCTTGCTTATTTTTTCACTTGTAAAGGTTCCTGCGCCTTTAATGAAAATAACGTCGGGGAGCTCTTCGTATGCCGATAGCTGGCGTTCAGCGTCCTCACGGCTCTCAAATATATGGGCTTGGGCGCCCATGAACACCACATGGTCAGGATAGAGAGCCCAGCTCTCTTTGATACGAGTGATGTGCTCCGGGTTTAATGAAAGCTCATGAAGTCTGATGTCCGACACAGGATTGTATGTTGCGCCGCACACTAGGCTTATAGGCAAGGGTACCTCCAAGGGGGCAAAGTGTGCTGGTTGAGTCCTGAAGAATTTCGTCAGATAGTTCAAGAGGTTATCTATTTCCTCTATGCTCTCGCCCCCGAGGATGACGCCGTGACTCTTTAAAAAAATGACACGAGTTTGATCCGAGTTTTCAAGTTGATCAGCAACGCCTTTCGCGAGATCGACCCCTGGTTTTAAATAGTTCACTACCCTTGCATTCAATGTGGTGTCGAGATCTGGATAGGCTGAAAGCTCGAATGTTTCACGCACTAAATGAGCAAGCACTTCCACTGCGTGCAGGTGAACGACTACCGGGTGTGGCATTAGTGCGTGAAGCAAAGTTTCAATCGAAGGCTTCAATGAACCTGGCTCGATCACTTGAGGCGTGATGCTATAGTTTTTGTTTTGCAGTTCTTGGGTGAGGTTCTTGAGCTCAACCTGAACGAAAATTTCGTCTGTCATCGCCTCAGCCAACCAGGTGCCCGACGCTTTAATCCATAAAGTAGCGTCTTCTTTCCAAGAGACGTTTCCTCCAGCGCCTTGAACCAGTAGCGGATTCTCACCGATCGTTGCGCAGAATTTTCGCACGGACTCATGCATGTTCATGTTTGTCCCTCAATTTTGAGATCAGGCGACGTAGCTCTTTGAAATCAGTGAATGCGGCGTCCGGAGAGTTCTCGCCAGTACCCATTGGGGTCCCGGTATGAATCTTTTGCAATGTGACCGCGTTGATCTGCTCGCGGCCACCTCGGATGTCGTTGATTGGGTTGTCGCCAATCATCCAGATGCAATTGCCTTTTGGACGCATTTTCTCCAGGGCAATCTCGAATGGTGCCGGATGAGGCTTGTCGTAACCTGCCTCTTCGCTGGTCACGATGTAATCAAAATAATGATCAAGCCCGAAGTAGACTACCTTGCGAAACTGAATCTGGGCCGTCAGATCTGTGACGATCGCAGTGGGTATTCCCATCAGTCTCAGGTCGTCAAGAAGGTCTTTGACCTCGTCGAATAGAACCGCATTGCTGAGAAAGGTACGCCAATACGTCTGATCAAAATCGAGCGCCAGAAGGACTTGTGAGCCCAGTCCCATGATTTCCAGCATACGTTGAAGGTACAACAGGCGACTATGAGATGAAGCCGTGTGTTTGAGCCGGGTCTTCACCTGTTGACGAGCCTCCTTGAAAGCGGCGTCGAAAACTTCCGGTTTGATAGAGAAAGTGTTGACGACTTTATCCCGAATCGCCTGCTGGGCAGCCGCATGTGCAGGATCATAGGGATAAAGAGTGTTGTCGGTGTCGAACAAAATAGCGTCGGGAAGCCGGTCAAACCGCTCAGGTGTAAAAATTTTCACTATATAAACCGTTTCGTGAGTGCTTGATTGATGTGAGAGAGGGTGATCAATTGCATCAGCCCCATTACGCCATCCTGCCATTGGGGCGTCAGATCCAGAAACTCGAAGATCCTTGGACAGATCATCCTCGCTGCCATCTCAATATCCTGAGCAGAGGTTTCGCCTTCGATAGTCAGCTCTACTTGAGTCGCATCGTCATTGGTCGACATATCGACATGCAGCCCACAAACCCCGACCAGCACCCGGACCAGGGACATCTCGTTCAAGCCATTGCACGAACGGGCCACAATCTTGAAGTGCAGAAGACGTTCTATGTCTGCCCCATCGAGAATACGCGGGTGTATCGGTTGCAAGGACAATACGAGATCTGCATGTGCCGCCTGAGGGCGTATAAAACGCGCGGAATCGGGTTCTCTGCGAGCGAAAGACGAGAGCACCTTTTCTTCCGTATGTCCGCGCTGGTGTACATCACGTTGAAGCTTGAAATGGCGCCTCAAATCCTCATCGATATCCAAGTAAACACTCAAGTTGTAGCATTCGCGCAAGATCGGTAAGTACAGAGCGTGCAAACCACTTGCAATGATGAAGTCATTGCTGTTGATGACGAAGGGACGGCTCATGCGACCCGTATGGTGGTCATAGTGACGAGAGTGGATGGGTTTTGAGTCCGTCAGTGATATCAGATCATTGGCGAAACCTTCGAGGTCGTTGGCCATCGGGTTCAAGTGGGTCATCACTTGCCACATTGGTTTCTGACGATCCCATAGATGGTAGTCGTCGCCAGATAGCGTCGCTACCGAGTGGCCCCCGAACAGACCTTTGATGGCGTCTGAAAAGGTATCTTTGCCTGCCCCGGAATCTCCAGCCACACCAATGACGAAAGGCTTTCGACTCAGTCTGAAATAATCGTTGCGACTGACAGATTCACGCCATATACGAAGGGTCAGAATAATGCCCGTCGCAACCATGGCTGTATGAATCAGAGAAGACAACTTGCCGTTTAGCAACCACTGGCTGACGACTTGCGGTAACCAGGTCGCTTGCTGAGCGGCTACACCGAGATCAGAGATGATCAGCGCCGAGCTTGCGACGTAGAGCAGCGAAAAAACTCCGGTAATCACAATAGCAATCCGATCACTGGCTGCCTGGTAAGCTACCAGAGAAGGAATGACCCAGATAAACCAGCCAGGTGACGCAGGTGTCATGAGCACCACAAGTAAAAAAACGACGCCTAGTGTTGAGTGAAAGAGTTCAAAGTTAGGCCGTTTAATTCTCCATGTTGCATAAATCATCAATAAGTATGCAAGCGGTACGATGTACAGGAGGTTATTTTCGTTGATGCTGATAGTTAGCTTGTAGACCTTTTGAATTTCCGGGTTGTTGTAAAGCATGCTCAAACCGGAACTGAACAGAAGGAATGGCAATATCGTGACAAAGGCACCCACCGCAAGGGCGATTAGAAAACGCGGTAAAAACTGACGTAGTGGTCGGTTGTGTTGCAAGTAAACGAGGAAAAAAGGCAGGGCCAGTACCATACTGAGTTTCGCAGATACCGCACAGACAAATATCAGTCCCGCGATAACCAATCGGGCACGTTTGATAAAGTAGAGTGAGCCAGCAAGAAGAAGCACTGGAATCAAGTCGTTAAAGCCCAGTACATAGCTGCCCACTATCACTATGGGCGACAACCAATAGACTGCCAGCAGCAAGCGATCGCGATTTGGGATCAGTTTTTGCAAAACGATCAATAATAGCAGGTCGGTGCCAAACAAAGTCAGGCCATAACCCACAGAAAGCGGTATTGAAAGGAGCTTGCATAGCGCTATCAAAGGCGTGAAGGCTGTCCACATAACGTAACCATAGGGAAACGCAGCGATATCGCCACCTTGTTCAAGCCACGTAGCCCACGGGTCAATTGTCAATGTACTAACGCTGGTATCCAGAAAGGGCACATACCAATTTGTCATTGACGCGGGAGCGATACACAGTATGAGCAGAATGCGCAGTGCCAGACCGATCAGGAAGAGCGGGTGGATAAATAGCTTTGATTTCATGCCTTCGTCGCCAATTTTTCCCACAAATCAGGTCTTTTGGTGCAGACAGCTTCCGCAACAATGTTCCGTTCACTCAGCATGTTTATCAGTAACGGGATTTCCGACTCTGCATCCCGGCCTTGCAATTCTGGAGATACCAGGCACAGCTTAAAGCCAGCATTCTGCAAGCGCGTGGCGTCTTCATTACTGAGCGGAAAGCGGGAAAAACAGTCGACCCATACCCATTCGATTTTTCCGGCAAGTGTCAAAGCTGTTTCAATGGACTCAAACTCTGATACACGCACAGCACATCGGCGTTCACCCGCTTTGGACCACTTGATCAGGAACGGAAATGACTGATCCAGAAAGAAGTAATCCTCAATTGCCTTTTCTTTCATCAGCGCAATCAGGCGCGCCTCCAGTCCTTCTTCCTTCACGTTCAGAATCAGCGTACCGTGACGATAGTCATTAACCCACTCCTCGAACGACTCACCCTTTGTATAGGGGTCGTGGTGGATGACCAGCTCATTTCCGAAGCTGCGGATGTCGACTTCAATACCGTATTTTCCATCAGTGGCATTGAGTTCTTGGCGAGTGTTACGCCGATGCGAGATGAGCTTCATTTCCTTAGACTCTTTTTAAGTTGCAAGCTGAAATCGATAGTTCTGCGGATAAACTTTCTTTTAGCAGCCCAGTTGACGTTCCAGTGGGATACACCATGGTGGCGCTCACCAAAGCGAACCGCAAATCGATGAATTTTCAGTCCTTCGGCCTGTGCCAGATGGTAGGCATATAAATCCAGTGCAAAATCTGCAGGAGCTGACTCCCAACGCGCAAAGAAGTCTCTCGAAAACATGGTGGGTTGAGCGTTGATATCCCACATGGGTTTACCCAGCAGAATGGTTTCGAAGACGCTCATGCCAAACGTGAACGCGACGTCCGCTAAGGGGCGACCAAAGCGACGACCCTTGACGAAAATTTCCGGTCCATACTGATCAAAGATAGCTAGCCCACGCAGTGCGTCCATTGGATCGGTTTGTAGATCTGCGTGCGTCCATCCGAGAACGTCGCCTTCGGCCGCACGCAAACCACAGAGAATACCGTGGCCATATCCATGATTAACGTCGACTCGCACGCTTCTGCAACCTGGGTAAGCAGGTAGCAGGCTTTCCAGTACTTGCGGTGTGCTATCGGTCGATCCGTTATCGACCAAAATGACCTCTACGCCCTTTTGCGCAACCAGGCCTTTGCAGCGTTCAAGCAATAACGGCAAACTGGCCGACTCGTTATAGCAGGGAATGACGAGCGAGAACTTCATGACCTCTCCTTAGTAGTGTGCGCTTTGAACACATAGAGCTTCATTCCCAGAAAGTTGAGCGCGGCGGACATTGCCGTGGCGACCAGAAACGACATCTGGATTGAACCGGGCAAGGAGTGGAGCAGACTCAGGCACATCGAGTTTACCCAGACGTTGGCGCCCAAAGTGATCGCGTAAAGCGGTATAAAGCGCCATGCGCTCCCGGGCGCATGTTCCCTTTGATCAAACGTCCATCTCCTGTTTGCAACGTAGGCGAATAAGGTACCTGCCAGAAAACCAGCTGCTTTGGCCATGTCGATATCCAGTCGCGCGGTCCAGATAATGGCGCGGTAGGTCAGGAAATCGATGAGAACGGTCAAGATTCCAACGATTAAAAAAACCTTAAGCTCGCGGAGGATCATACGTTTGAGCCAGGGAGTTCGGGTAGTATCGCTTGGTAACGCGATTCCAGCTCTACAACGGCTTGCGGTGGAATTCGTGCGTCGTTCTGCAATCGATAAGGGTGGCTTGGCCATTTGTGAAAGCAGGATTGCCAATATTCAAACGTGCGCAGATCGTTCGGGGTGCCCCACGATAGAAAGCTATCTACCTCAAACAGCTCGCAACGCAGGCCTGTTTCAATTGCGTCATTGATAACAGAGTCAATATAAAACTCGCCGTTGATACGACCATCTCTCTGAATCAAATTAGAGATTGCCAAACGGAAGTCTTCTGCACGTCGGAAAGTGAATGTTCCGAGGATGATCGGGTCTGTTTCTGGAGACGCCAGTGGTGTCTTCACCGAAACACGAAGAATGCGGCCATTCTCCGAGTCGATCCAGCCGTACATTTGTGGCTGACGGATCGCATTTGCATGGCCTCTCACGCCCCAGACAATTACGTCCACTTCAGGATTGTCGATCAGGGTTCGAAACGCCTGTTCATCATAAAGAGCACCGTTATCACAGGCGCCGAAAGTAATAGGACCGTCAATATGCCCAATGGCGCTCTCAAGTGCATCAAGACCGAGTAACGCTGTGCAGGCCTGCCCCTGTGTAACGTTCGGAATTGTCTTGATTACCGTGCCAGGATACAGACCTTCAAGTTGCTCCGCGGTTTCGGCATATCCCGGCATGTCTTGGCGAATGACGAATGCATGATGTTTGGCTTTAGGCAAATCGTCGGTTGCCTGATTGACCATGGTTTTGCCTGAAACAGGTATCAGGGGTTTAGTCAGCGCATAACCTTCGTTGGCAAAACGTTGACCCATACCGGCCATTGGAATGATCAGCGCGCCGGCGGGTGGGGCAGAGAGAGGGGCGGACAGCTGGTTCATCTTTCTGAATGCTGTAGACCAGCCGTTATACTCTCTGACGTCATCGGGTGTGCCCCACTGCATGAAGTGCTGGAGCGGATAAACCATTACAGAACGGCTGTCGGCCAGTAACGGCTTGTAGGCCAGACTGACATAATATTCTCCATTGACGTTGAGTTGCTGGTCCATGGTTTGCCGGAACGCATCGATCATCGTCCTGCCTGAGTCGAAGTAATAGGTACCACTGGAAGCATACTCATCCATTCGATTATTGGTGTAAGGCTGTTTTTCCTGAATGTCCTGTACAGCGCCTAAAGTTTCTCGAATATAGGCATAATTAGTGCTGCCCAGCGAGTGGGGGTGGAATCCTTTGTAGGCAGGTATTGCACCGGCGCAGCCTGTGGTTTTTACAAAGCTCTTAAAATGCGGCCAATCCCAGTAACAGGTAAAGTCACAATAGTTAACCACGACCGGGCTGTCGAGTTTGATCAAGTGCTCAATTTGGCGAACAGCATAGACAGGCCCGAGTTTATGCGCAGGTATGCCGATGATTTTACCCGTCGGGCAAAGATTCTTCAGGAGCGACTCCATACGGTAGTCGGAGTTATCAAGATGATCCTGATTGCAAATAAAAATGACGTCCTGCTCACCAGGGAACATATCTAGAACATGTGCAATGATAGGCTTGCCGTCTATTTCAATTAGCGGTTTTGGAACGGTATAACCGGCACGGCGGAACCGTTCACCAAAGCCTGACATTGGAATGATTATTTGCAAGATGTCCTCGCCATGTACTTGGTTGATATCGAAAGCTACTAGGGGGCAGCACGCTTTGAAGTGTCGCGATTATACGTCTTGGAACGGCGCTTTAGAAGGCCTGTGAGTGGCCAAATCTGCCCGTTTCAGACGCGGGACGAGCTAGCGATGAACTGAGGTCCGGCTTCGACTCGTGGTTGTGGAAATCCGGTGACAGGAGCAATTCATTTGCCGTAGATCAGATTTTGGCATCCATTAATGCAAAGCCAGAGCCCGATTACTCCTGGTCTGCTTCAGCAAATTGCTTCGACTTGTGTTAGCCACAAGCAGGGTTGGCAGGTATCATCCCGCGCATCGCAGGGGGGATGAGCGCCTTGATCTGCTGCCCCAGAAAAGGGGGGCGGTGGACGGTGATGTCCTCAGCGAATAGGCTGCTCTGATTTTTTCGGAAGTTTTGTCTGATTTTCAACCAGGGAATTTTTTATGCAATCCGTAGAATCCCCAAATAGAAATAACTTCCTCGGGAGAGGCGCTATATTATTTTGGGCAGCAGTTTTATTTCATGTGGTCTATTTACTGGCCCTGCAACCTGGTTGGTTGTTGGGTGGTGCAATGTGGGCGGAAATGGGGCCTAATTATTTTGATAATGCGAACGCTCCATCGCTTTATCAGAATTTTTTCGCTGTGGACGCGGGGTACGTACCTTTACCGCAACGTATTGTCGCTTATATAGGTGCGTTGTTTTCAATTCCGGCAGTCTCCGTGCCGTATTACTATAGCTGGATGTCTGTTGCACTTATCTCTCTGTTAATCTGCTCTTTTTTGATCGAGCGGTTTCGAGCTGTTATCGAAAGCGACGGGTTACGATTGCTGGTTGTTATAGCTGTCTTGATGGTTGCTGACTTTGAAAGCCGTACGTTTATCAATTTTACTTATTTTTCGGTTTTCTTCATTGGCGCTGTAATCGCTCTTGCATTGAGCGATCGAAAAAATGACCTACCGCTATGGGCCTGGTTAGTACCCTTTCTATTCGTCTCGAAACCAGCGGTAATGACGATTCTCCCAGTATTGGTCTTCGCAGCACTCTTGAGGCCGGGACGTATAAGGGCAATTGCTGTCGTTTCTGTACTGTTTTGCCTGGTGCAGGTCGCACGGATGGTCGTAAGTGCGAATACCGGGTGGACGCCGCTGCAACACAGTGATAGTTCTTTGTTCTACAAAGGCTACCTGGCACTCGTTTATACGGTGACCTTGTTTGGACGTTTTTTACTGGGTCCTGACTTTCAGGCTGGTTTTGGCACATTTGCAGTGGTCGGTTCCCTGGTGTTGGCCATCCTCGGATTGGCATTTGCAAAGGTAATTAATGCCCGTCCTCTATTGTTGGTTGGGGTCGGCTTGGTAGCGTTCACGGCGCTTTTAAATTGTTTGGCGTTTAGTCTCGTCTGGACCGATTCCTTTCAGCCAGTAGTGACAGATTTCAGAATTTCCAGATATATACTGACTGCTTACATTGGGTTTGTATTTGTTGTCGCTGCCTGTGCAGCCATTTTGGCGTCGGCTGCTGCCAGGTTTCGCTTCGGGCGCCTGGCCGCCCTGGTGATTTTCTCTCTTTGGTTTATTGGCACTGGCTGGGCTTCCTATGGTACCAAGATCAGTCGTCAGTGGGTTGCTCCGGGTCTTGGAAACTCCTATTGGAAGGAGTTTTCGGGAGCTATTGACCAAGGTGTCACGCCCTTGTGCGTTCCTATTGATCCTTTTCCATGGCTGTACGGGAGAAACTGTGAGCGGTTAACGCCTTTGGCAGAGCAAAATTACGTATTAAAACAAATTAAAAAGAGCGATGAGGGTTACCTCTTGGAGGTGCCGATATCTGCGTCTGTTCAGAGCCGAAACCTGGTGTCGATCGCTTTGTTTATTAAGCCTGCCTCCGATTCCGATAGTGACATACGTGGCCGAGCACTGGTGGAGGATATGCAGGGGCAAGTGCATGAGCTGCACGCTCGCCGGGTTCTTCCAAGTACTGGGGGGCTGCTTTTGTTTACCCAGTTATCGGGTCAATATATTGAATCCTTCAAGCGAATTCGGATTGTCTTTGAGCAACCTGTCGATGTCGCATACCAGAGTAGCAATCAATCTCAGCCCTCGATTGTTCTGATGGGCACCAAGTACATGCCTGAAAGTATCGGAAATATATTGAGGCGGGCCGTCGATGGTGATGTTTCGGCTCAACTTGTTCTGGGGCGAATGTACAGTGAAGGGCAAGGTGTCGCCAAGAATCCTGGCGAAGGAGTGAACTGGTATATGAAAGCAGCTGCTACCGATAACGCTGAAGCTCAGTATTGGCTGGCGCGGGCCTATGATACCGGGATCGGGGTTGTTGAAAACAAGGTCGAAGCCAGCGTCTGGTATCAGAAGGCTGCGCTAAACGGCAGTCAAGATGCGGTAAACGCTCTTGAACGCCTGAAACCGAGGGCAAAATAGCCGTGTTGGGGGCAATGAACTTCTTGCGTGCCCAGCGATAGCAAATGCACGAATGAAGGTGTTTGTGGTTTCAAAGGGGCGTTCGGTATGCAGAGATTACTTTGCATACCGTACATTCCCTGATAGCGCTGACCAGGGTTTGTGGTGGTTTTATCGTATCCGATGCTTCGATGCCTGAAGCGAGCTGCAGTCGGTATGAGAATGCAGTTTATATGAAATATGCAAATCAGCATTTGTCTTTGCAAAAAACTTCAAGCACTATGCGCGTTATGCAAAAACGCAACGTATCCTCCGTCTTAAGAGCACTGCTCGATCAGCACGGGATCTCCCCCACGGAGCTCCACCGTCGCACCGGCGTGCCTCAATCCACGCTCTCGCGGATTCTCAGCGGGAAAATTGTCGATCCTTCGGATAAGCACATCTCGAAGATCGCCGAGTATTTCAACGTCAGCACCGATCAGTTGCGCGGGCGTGCGGATGTCGCGCCAGCGGCCGTCGGCACGCGCGCAGATGTGCATGCCGAACTCAAGGACATAAGCCTGTGGGATGACGACACGCCAGTCGATGATGACGAGGTGTCGGTGCCCTTTCTACGTGAGGTTGAATTGGCTGCTGGATCAGGAAGATTCGTCATCGAGGAGAGCGAGCGCTCTAGCCTGCGTTTCGGCAAGCGCAGCCTGCGTCACAACGGTGTGCAATTCGACCAGGCCAAATGCGTGACAGTCCGTGGCAACAGCATGTTGCCGGTTCTGCGTGATGGCGCCACTGTCGGCGTAAACGCCGGCAAATGCGGGATTGGCGACATCATTGATGGCGACCTTTATGCGATCAATCACAACGGCCAGTTGCGCGTGAAGCAACTCTATCGCCTGCCCACCGGCATTCGTCTGCGCAGCTTCAATCGCGACGAGCATCCGGATGAGGACTACAGCTTCCAGGAAATTCAGGAAGAGCAGATCGTCATTCTCGGTCATGTCTTCTGGTGGGGAATGTACGCACGCTGACCCCTTTCGATCCAACAGAAACCTGCCGCTCGGCAGGTTTTTTTTCGTCTATAGAAACCTCCCCAACCCTTGCCCCGCTTGGCTCTCATGCACGTACGCAAATTTAATGCATAAATAAATGCACTTATGCATTGACTGTGTATGCATCCATGCATATTCTTGCCACCAAGCCGCTCGACAAAGCGGCTGGCAAGACAAGCTCTTTGGTTCCACAAGAACAGGCAGCGATGAACCGGCCTCAACGGTTCAGAGGGTTGGCAACTGACCCGGGTGTGCAGCGTAAAGCACCAGAACCAGTTATCCGGCGGGCAGGGACCGCGGTCGGAAAAACAATCTGAATGGACTCGTACCGCGCCAGCAGCGCCGAAAAGTCAGCTTCCTTCTCGAACACAGGATTTGAAGGAAGGCGAAGGAGCGCATTACTCAAAGGCCCGGCGTGCGAGCGCCGGGCTTTTTGGAATGCCTGCCTCAAGCGAAACCGTTTGAATCCACCCCATCACTCATCAATCACCCACGGAGGCGTGACATGACAAACGAGCAACAAGCGTTGGCGGACATGCCGATCTGGCTGGTCATCCTCCTGGCCGTCGTCGGCGGGGTGTCTGGCGAAATGTGGCGCGCCGACAAGGAAGGCGCCCGCGGCTGGTCACTGGTACGGCGTCTGGCCCTGCGCTCAGGCGCCTGCATGATCTGCGGAGTGTCGGCGATCATGCTGCTGTATGCGGCCGGCATGTCGATCTGGGCGGCTGGAGCCTTTGGCTGTCTGACGGCGATGGCCGGCGCTGATGTCGCCATTGGCCTTTACGAACGCTGGGCGGCCAAGCGCATTGGCGTCTGCGAAGTACCGTCAGGCAATACCAACAAGGAGTAATACGCAATTACGACACATCTGAAAGGGAGGTCATTGCATGTTGAGCGAATTTCGCTGCGGCCAATGCAACCGTTTGCTCGCCCGAGTAAACGCAGTATTCCAAGTACAAATCAAATGTCCTCGATGCAGGACATTGAACTATGCCAAGGCTGAACGTCCTGGCACCCCGCCTGTGAGCGAACTGACAGCTTCAGACTGCAAACAATAACTTATCAAGCAATAGGTGAAGTTCTATGGCATCGCTACCTCGTTATCCGTTTACTGAAAATGGCAGTTCGGTTTTGCTACCGCTGCATGAGATGTCCGCCGGACAATATCTTCAATCGCCGGACAAGCGCTTCAAGCTGGATGTTCAGGCCGATGGCAACCTGGTGATCTACGATGGTGCCACTCCTGTCTGGGTAGCTACGGCCGGTCAACCGTATACCTCCGGGGGTAAGCAGATTGATAAATCAAAGATTTATTTCTATCTGATGTATTACGCGTTTCTCAACGATCCGACTCACGGACGGATGTGGGGCACTGCCAACAGTACGCCACTGAACAATGACATTTGGGGCGCTTATGTTCGCACCTATCTGCAGTTGCAGAATGACGGCAACCTCGTCGTAGTTGACTCCGTTCCGGTGTGGGCGAGCAACTCTGCCATCCCGATCAGTCCGGTGGTGGAATCTGTCTATATTCCCGCCGGTACCACGCTCGAAGTTGACCGACGGTATGTCGTGGGGGGAACGACTCTAGTCTTCCAGTCCGACGGCAACCTGGTGGTTTCGAATGGCCCGCTTGGTGTCCTGTGGGCGAGCTGGACTCAGAACAAAGGTGCCACCCGTGCAGTTATGCAGGAGGACGGCAACTTCGTTATTTATGACGCGAACAATACGCCACTGTGGTTTACCGGCACTGCTGGCAAACCGGGCGCCATGGCCAAGGTACAGGCTAACGGCAGTTTTTCGATTGTCAGCGAGAAACCGGTGTGGGCCCGATTCGGTTTTACCCCCACCATTTTGCCGAAGCGGGTTTACCAGTGGGATAACGGACCATGGACGCCGTTTATCGAGCGTCCAATCTGGTCGTTTTAAGTATTTCTGATGTCAGCCCCGAGTCACTTCGGGGCTGTTTTGTTTGATATTGAGTTGCCCACTGCCAAGCGGCATTTATTTTTTGAAAACAGCGATCGCTGCCTGACCAACTCGACGCGCCGCGCCCCAAACGCCTGAACCCCGCACAAAACCCAAAGTGGGTGCGGAGTTTTCGTCAATACCCTCCAACTCTGGAACACCCCCCATGAAGATCACCCCGATCCTCACGCAGTTGCGTGGGCAATGCCCTGGGCTTGCCAATCATGTTTCGGTGGGTGTCGATCTGGCGTTGCTGCAAGGCAACTCCGATCTACCGACGCCCTCGGCTCACGTATTGCCGCTGGCCGATCTGGCCAGTCCTGGCAGCGGCCAAAACCTCACCACCCAACCGATCCGCGACCGTTTCGAAATCGTCCTCGTGCTTGACGCAGCCGACGCGACAAAAGCGCTGGATCTGTTGCACGACCTGCGCGCTGAACTGTGGCGTGCGCTGGTGGGGTTCAAGCCCGATTCCAACTACAGCGCCATCGTTTATGACGGCGGTGAACTGGTGTCGATCAGCAGCAGCCGCGTGCTCTATCGGCTGCGGTTCTACGCCCAATTCCAGCTCGGCCGCAATTTGCCAGGGCAGCCTGCGGAGAGTTGGCACGAGCGCGAACTGGATGCTTTGTCGTCCTTTACCGGGATGACGGTGCGGGTCGATGCGATCGATCCGGCCGACCCCAACCTGCAACACCCGGGTCCGGATGGACGGGTGGAAATGACTTTCTCTGGAGACGTAACCCCATGAGCAACCGCATCACCGTAGTGCCGGCCGCCGGCCGTGTTGTACCTGACCCGGAGTCGGGCGACCTGCTGCCGGCTGCAGGCCGTGACGTGCCGGACAGCGCCTGGTGGCGCCGGCGTCTGGCCGATGGCGACATCACACTCAAGGCCGCAAAAGCGGCTAAACCACAGGGAGCCAAATAATGGCAATCGGATTCAGCAACATCCCGGCGGACATTCGTGTGCCGCTGTTTTATGCCGAAATGGACAACTCGGCTGCCAATAGCGCGACCTCGGCCATGCGCCGTTTGATCGTCGCTCAGGTCAACGACAATATCGCCCCGACTGAAGTCGGTAAACTGGTGCTGGTTTCCAGCGTGGCGCTGGCGAAGAACATCGGTGGCCAGGGTTCGATGCTCGCTTCGATGTACGAGACCTTCCGCAAGGCTGACCCGATCGGCGAGATCTGGTGCCTGCCATTGCACAACACCGAAGGCGCCATTGCCAAGGGCGTGCTGACTCTGACCGGCACCGCGACACAGGCGGGCATGCTCAACCTTTATATTGGCGGTGTGCGGGTGCAGGCCACCGTGGTCAACGGCGCAACCGCAGCACAAGCTGCCACCGCACTGGCGCAGAAAATCAACGCCAGCGCCGATTTGCCTGTCAGCGCGGCGGCTGCCGAAGGTATTGTCACCTTGAACGCCAAATGGACCGGCGACAGCGGCAACGATATCAGCCTGCAATTCAATCGTTTGGGCAAGAGCAACGGTGAAGAAACCCCGGCTGGCCTGACCACTGCGATCAGCGCGATGATCGGCGGCGCTGGCGTGCCTGATCAGATCGCTGCCGTTGCGGCGCTAGGCGATGAGCCATTCGAATTCATCGCCTTGCCGTGGTCCGATCTGGCCACCCTCAACACCTGGCAAGCGGTCATGGATGACAGCAACGGGCGCTGGTCGTGGGCCAAGCAATTGTTCGGTCACGTCTACAGCGCCAAACGCGGCACTGTCGGCACCCTGGTCGCCGCAGGCCAGGCGCGCAACGATCAGCACATGACCATTCAGGCGCTGGAGCCGGGCGTACCGCAACCGTTCTGGGTGCAGGCCGCCGCGCTGGCTGCGCGCACGGCTGTGTTCATCTCCGCCGATGCCAGCCGTCCGACGCAAAGTGGCAGCCTGCCGGGTGTCGACCCTGCACCGGCGAGCGAACGCTTTACCCTGACCGAGCGTCAGTCGCTGCTCAACTACGGGATCGCCACCGCCTACTACGAGGGCGGTTACGTGCGCATTCAGCGTTCGATCACCACCTACCAGAAGAACGCTTACGGCCAGGCCGACAACTCTTATCTGGACAGCGAAACCATGCACCAGTCGGCATTCATCGTGCGCCGTCTGCAAAGCGTGATCACCAGCAAATACGGACGGCACAAACTGGCCTCCGACGGCACCCGTTTCGGCGCCGGCCAGCCGATCGTTACACCGGCGACCATTCGCGGTGAGCTGATTGCCCAGTATGCCAAGCTCGAACTCGAAGGCCACGTGGAGAACGCCGAGCTGTTCGCCGAGCACCTGATCGTCGAGCGCGACGTGCAAGACCCGAGCCGCGTGAACGTGCTGTTCCCGCCGGATTACATCAACGGTCTGCGTGTGTTCGCACTGCTCAACCAGTTCCGTCTGCAGTACGACGACGCGGCTTGATATCCGCGTTTACCGTCAAGCATTCAGCCCACCGCGTGTGGGCTTTTTCATTCAAGGGAGTAACACCATGGGTCAACTGATTGCAGGCACCTGCTACGTCAAGGTCGACGGCGCACAACTGACGATCAACGGCGGCTGCGAAGCCCCGCTGATGGCCGTCAAACGTGAAACCGTCGTGCCCGGTTTCTACAAGGAAACCGACATCGCGCCGTCGTTCAAAGTGACCGCGCTGCACACCGCCGACTTCCCGCTGAAGAAGTTGATCGAAGGCACAGACATCACCGTCACCTGCGAATTCAGCAACGGCAAAGTCTACGTGCTGGCCGGCGCCTATCTGGTCGAAGAGCCTGTCTCCAAGGGCGATGACGCCACCATCGAATTGAAATTCGAAGGCATCAAGGGGACCTGGCAATGAGCGGCGCCGTGAAGCTTCAAGTAGCAATCGTAGCCCACGGCGAGCCCCTGACCGAACTCGAACTGCGCCGTCCGACGGTGCAGGAAGTGCGAGCGATCAAGGCGCTGCCGTACAAGATCGACAAGAACGAAGAAGTCAGCCTCGACATGGACGTGGCGGCCAAATACATCGCCGTGTGCGCCGGCATTCCGCCGTCGTCGGTCAACCAGCTGGATCTGGCCGACCTCAATGCGCTGAGCTGGGCCGTCGCAAGTTTTTTCATGAGTGCGGCGTCGGCGCCATCACCGACCTGATCGCCGTCGCCTATGACCTGGCCTGGTTCTGGAAGGTTGACCCCGAACAGATGATGGCCAGGCCACTGGATGTGCTCCGCGAATCGCTGGAGCACGCGCAACGGATCAATGCGATGCAGCAGGTGCAGTGATGGCGAAGACACAAATAAATGCGCTCCAGCAGAACATGCAGACCACGGTGAACATGCTGGTCGTGATGCAGGGTCTGCAGAAGATGGACACTGAAATGAAGGGCGTCCGAGGCAAGGTGGCGGCGTTCAGGAAAAGTCTGGAAAGCAGTTCGATCAAGCCCTTCGATTTATCGGGTTTCCTTTCCGGTGGCGGCTTGCTGAAACCTTTTCAGGAGGGACTGAAGAAGGCGATCAAGGCCGAAGACGAACTGGCGACCAAGAGCAAAAAGCTCAGCGTGCCGACCCTGGGCAAAGACGCGCTGATTCCTGCACCGTTGAACAAGCCCGTCCCGGCACAGGTGCCGGCGGTAGTGAAGGGGGAAACTTCGACTAATCTGGCGAAGTTCAACCTCTCCCTCGACAACATTTCATTGAAGATCGGGCAGGCTTTGCTACCCGCCGTCAATAGACTGGTAACGGCGCTGGTGCCGGTGGTGACTTCGGTCGGTGAATTTGTCGCCGATCACCCGCAACTGGTGGAAGGGCTGGCGGCGGCAGCGCTGGCGTTCACGTTCGTGACAACAGCGGCTGCCGGTTTCAGCGCCGTGCTGACGCTGCTCGCTTCGCCTGTCGGTCTATTTGCCGCCGCAGTTGCGCTGGCGGCCGGGTTGATCGTCGCCAACTGGAAACCCGTCTCGGCTTTTTTTGCTCGACTGTGGCAAGACATTGCGCCGGTCGTCATGCCGATGGCCAGTTTCTTTCGCACGATGTTCGGGTTCACTCCGATGGGCATGCTGATCAGCAATTGGGGACCGGTAAGCACGTTCTTTGCGGCGCTGTGGAACGTGCTCAAGGCGCTGGCTGCGCCGGTCATCGACTTTTATGCAACGTTGTTTGCGTATTCCCCGCAGGCGCTGATTCTGAAGAACTGGGCGCCTCTGGTAGGGCTTTTTGCATCGATCTGGGATCTGCTCCGAGCGGTGTCGGTACCGGTGGGCGCTTTTTTCCACGATCTTGTCGATTCCATCAAACTCCCCGTGCTCGCCCTGTATGCGGTGATCCGCGAGCAGTTGGGCTGGTCGCCTCTGGAACTGATCATTCAGGCCTGGGGCTCGGTCACGGTCTGGATCGAGAAGTGGAGCGAAAAGTTTTACCAGGCGCTTGCCCCGGTCCGGGCATTTTTCAACGGGGGCCTGGGTGAGCTCGCCGCCGAAGCGTCGGCCAAGGTCGATGTCTTTACCCACGCGCAGGAACGAACCAATGCCCAAGGCAAGGGGGAGTGGGCGCCAGAATTCTTTGGCTCCAGTGCGGATTCCGCTTCCACAAGTCCTGCGCCGATGGTGGCGCTGACACAGTCCTCGACTTCTCTGACGCAAACTTCGAGCAGCCTCATCCAGCAAAGCGCCGCCAACAACCGCACGCAACTCGAAGGCGGCCTGACCGTGCGCTTCGAAAATGCACCGGCCGGCCTGCGCACCGAACAACCGCAAACCAATCAACCGGGCCTGGCCGTGTCTTCGCGCATCGGCTATCGCTCGCTGTCGATGGGAGGTACCCAATGAACTGGCGTGACCGTTTATTGCCGGCATCCTTTCGCGGTGTCGGTTTCTGGATCGACCAGGCGAAGACACCGGTCGGGCGCAAAGGGCAGTTGCACGAATACCCGCGACGCGACCTGCCGTTTTTCGAGGACCTCGGCCAGCAGGCCAAGACCCACGATCTGACCGCGTTCATCATCGGCCCTGATTGCCTGAAGCAGCGCGACAAGCTGCTCCAGGCGCTGGAGCAGGGCCGTGGCGAACTCGTGCATCCGTGGCTCGGTCGCCTGCAGGTCAAGGTCGGCGAATGCGACATGACCCATACCCGCCAGGACGGCGGGCTGGTGACGTTTACCCTGAAGTTCTACCCCGATCAGCCGCTGCCGTTTCCGACGGCAACGGTCAGCACGCAGAAAGTGCTGTTGGTCAAAGCTGACGGTCTGCTGGGTTCGGCGGTGGCGCGTTTCGAGCAGGCGATGGCGCTGATCAAGGCAGCGCGGATCGGTATCACCAACCTGCGCAACAGCCTTACCGGCGTCTATGACGTGATCAAGGAACAGCTGAAACCGTTGATCGAGCAGTACCGGCAAATCACCGAACTGGTCAAAGCCGTGAAGGAGTTGCCCAAGGAAGTGGCGGCGGAATTCAAGGGTTTGCTCGGCGATATCAAGGAGCTGAAAGCGTTCGCCAAGGAAGGCTACCGAGGCGTGATTGCCGACGTGTCGCAGCAACTCGAAGCGATTCGCAAGGCCGATGCGCCGAAGATCACCACCGGCAAGGACACCAATGCCGCCGCGCAAGCGATGGCCGATCTGGTGCAGGACACGATGCTGGTCAAAGTCGCGCAGTGGGTGGCGTCGATGCCCGTGGCAACCACGCCGGTGAAACTGGCGTCGACACCCTCGGTGGCGCAACAGTCGACGTCGCCGGTCAGCCGTCAGGAAGTGCCCGTCAGCGATGACATGCAAGCCCTGCGCGCAGCGGTGACTGCCGCCATTGACCCGATGCTGGCGAAGGCTGGGCCCGCGCATTTTCAGGCAATCAGTGATGTCAAGGAAGCGCTGGTCGCTCATCTCAAAGCAGTGGCTTCATCGGGCGTGCGGCAAGTCAGCAAATCGTTTCAGGAAAGCTTTCCGGCAGTGGTCGTGGCCTACAAGCAGTTCGGCGACGCCACGCGAGTCGACGAAGTGACTCAGCGCAACGGAATTACCCATCCGGGGTTCTCCCCCAACGACGTGAAAGTCTCGCGGGAGTGATGCCATGAATGAGATGGACAATCACGTCACGCTGACGGTCAACGACATGGAATACGGTGGCTGGAAAAGCGTCGAGATCACCGCCGATCTGGAGCGCCAGTTCCGCACCTTCAAACTCGACATCACCTGGCAATGGCCCGGTCAGTCCGTGGATCAAAGGATCAAACCGGGCGACCCCTGCGAGGTAAAAATCGGCAAAGATCTTGTGCTCACCGGCTACGTGTTCAAGGCGCCGATCCGCTATGACGGGCGGCAGATCAGCCTGACCATCGAAGGCAGTTCCAAAACCCAGGATCTGGTCGATTGCGCCGCCCGCAATCTGCCCAGCCAATGGCAGCAACAGCCCTTGCTGAACATCGTCCGCGATCTGGCGAGCGAATATGGGCTGTGGGTCGTCAATGAAATCAGCGAAACCACACGCCTGACCAAACACACCATCGTGCCGGGTGAAACGGCATTCCAGTCGATCGACCGACTGCTGTCGCTGCTGCGGGTGTTTTCTACCGACAACGAGCTGGGCCAGTTGGTGTTGGCCAAACCCGGTAGTGCCGGGCGCGCCAGCGATGCGCTGGAGCTGGGCAAGAACATTCTGTCGGCCGATGCGCCGATGGATTTCAGCCAGGTGTTCTCCGAGTACCGGGTGATCGGCCAGCAAAAAGGCTCGGATGCGAAAAGCGGCGCGGCGGTCAGCGAAGTCGAATCGACGGCGGCGGATCTGAGCTTCAAACGTCGGCGCACCACGGTGATCAATGAAGGCACGCAACTGACCTTTGAATTGGCGCAGCAGCGTGCCCTATGGGAAAGCGCCACCCGCATGGGCCGCGCGCAGACCACCACCTATCAGGTGCAGGGCTGGCGGCAGAGCAATGGTGATTTGTGGCGCCATAACATGTTGGTGAAGGTCAAGGACCCGGTGCTCGATTTCGACGGTGACATGCTGATTTCCAAGGTCACCTATTCGTTGTCGGCACAGGGATCTGTGACCACGCTGCAAGTGGCGCCGCCGCATACCTTTGATGCCAATCCCGCCCCTGTGAAAAATCCCCAAGCCTGACACTAGACCCTGTGGGAGCGGGCTTGCGCGCGAAAGCGGCGGCAGCCTCGACATCGTATCGCCTGACCCACCGCCTTCGCGAGCAAGCCCGCTCCCACAGGATTGGCTGTGTCAGCTCAACCTCCAAGGAACTTCCATGAGCCTACTGACACGCCTGCTGGCGCGCGGCACTGTCGTGCTCGCCAATTCGGCTTCGAAACTGCAATCGCTGCAAATGCGCCTCACCGCCGGCGAGGTGAACGATGACCTCGAACACTTCGAACCCTACGGTTTCACCAGCCATCCGCTGGCCGGTGCTGAAGGGGTCGTCACCTTCATTGGCGGCGACCGCTCCCACGCCATCGCCCTGGTCATCGCCGACCGCCGCTATCGCCTGCAAGCACTCGCTGCTGGTGAAGTGGCGCTCTACACCGACGAGGGCGACCGGATTCATTTCAAGCGCGGACGGATCATCGACATCGAGACCGCCACGCTGAATATCCGCGCCAGTAGCGCGGTCAACTTCGACACGCCGGTCATCAACCAGACCGGCAAGATCGTTTCCACCGGTGATCAACTCGCCGGCGGCATCAGCCAGATCAAGCATGTTCACGTTGGCGTGCAGGCCGGTAACGGTCAGACCGGCGCGCCGGCTGGAGGCCAATGATGCTCATCAGCCAGAACCTCCACGCCGCACTGACCCGCGCGGTGCTCATCAGCCTGTTCACCTGGCGCCGCGCCGCCGATGACGATGCCCTCGATGACGAAGAGCGCTTCGGCTGGTGGGGCGACAGTTTCCCCACCGTCGCCGACGATCGCATCGGCTCGCGGCTGTGGCTGTTACGCCGGGTCAAGCTGACCCGGCAGACGCAAATGGACGCCGAGTTCTATGCCCGCGAAGCCCTGCAATGGCTGCTCGACGACGGCCATTGCAGCGCCATCGACATCATCAGCGAACGCCTCGACGCCCAGCGCCTGAACCTGCGCACGGTCCTGACCCTGGCCGACGGTGAACGTCTGGACATCAACCCCGATAACAGCTGGCAGGTGATCTATGCCGTTTGAAACCCCTTCGCTGCCGGTGCTGATCAAACGCACCCAAAGCGACCTGGCCGGCGATTCGCTGCGCCAGTCCGATGCGCAAGTGCTGGCCCGCACCCTCGGCGGCGCCGCTTATGGCTTGTACGGTTATCTTGACTGGATTGCCGAGCAGATTTTGCCAGACAAGGCGGACGAATCGACTCTGGAGCGCATCGCCGCGCTGCGCCTTAACCAACCGCGTAAAGCCGCGCAAGCAGCTACGGGCAGCGTCAGTTTCAGCGCCAGTGCCGGTGCTGTGCTGGATGTCGATACGCTGCTGCAGTCCAATGATGGCCGTACTTACAAAGTTACTGGTGCCCGCATCGCCGTCAGCGGCGCCAACAGCACCACGATCGCTGCGCTTGATGCAGGCAGCGTGGGTAATGCCGACGCCGGTCTGACATTGAATCTGGTGCAACCGATTGCGGGCGTCATCGGTAACAGCTTCATCGTTCAGCCACCTGGTCTCACAGGCGGCGTCGGCACCGAAAGCCTTGAATCGTTGCGCGCCAGAGTGATTCGCTCTTATCGGGTGATCCCCCACGGCGGCTCGGCGCAAGACTATGAAACATGGGCGCTGGAGTGCCCCGGAATCACCCGCGCATGGTGCCGTGGCAACTTCCTCGGCCCCGGCACGGTTGGTCTGTTCGTCATGCGCGACGATGATCCACAACCGATCCCCAACGAAGAACAGTTGGCTGACGTCGAGGCTTATATCGAGCCGCTGCGGCCAGTCACCGCCGATGTGAGGGTAATGGCGCCCGTGCAAGTGCTGGTCAAGTACACAATGCGCGTGACGCCAAACACCAGCGCAGTGCGCGCGGCGGTTGAAACCCAGCTGCGAGATTTGCACAACCGCGAGGCGGGGCTGGGCGATACGTTGTTGCTCAGTCACATCACCGAAGCCATCAGCAGCGCCACCGGTGAAAGCGATCACAGCCTCATCAGCCCCTCGGCCAACGTCACGGCCCAAAGCAATCAATTGCTGACGTTCGGGGGGTGCGAATGGCTGTCCTGAGAAGTGCCAGACAATACCGGCAACAGTTGCGCAGTCTGCTTCCCAGCGGTCCGGCCTGGGACCCGGAACGTGTACCGGAACTCGAACAAGTGCTTGAAGGCGTCGCTCAGGAACTGGCTCGCCTTGACGCCCGAGCTGCAGATTTGCTCAACGAGATGGATCCGGCTGGCGTCAGCGAGCTTGTGCCGGATTGGGAGGCGGTGATGAACCTGCCCGACCCCTGTCTTGGAGTCACTCCGCTCTATGATGATCGCCGCCTGGCTGTGCGTCGGCGGTTGCTGGCGGTGGGCAACCAGTGCGCCGCGTACTTCATTGAGGTCGCCCGCACTCAGGGTTATCCAGAGGCCTCGGTGACCGAACTGCGGGTTCCGCGCATGGGCCGTTCGCGGTTCGGCAGCGCTCATTTTGGCACCTGGAAAGGGCAATTCATGTGGATCCTCAACACCGGCGGCCGCTTGGCGATCGGACGGCGTTTCGGCGCCAGTTATTGGGGCGAACGTTTCGGCATGTACCCGGGCTCGGCCCTGGAATGCCTCATTCACCGCAGTGCACCGGCGCATACCCAGGTGTACATCAATTATGACTAAGGACTGAATAAATGGATTATCCAAAAAGCGTACCCAGCGTCGGGCTGGTGGATGGCAAGTTTGTCGATGAGAATCCGGTGGCAGGCACGCCGGGATCGTTGATCCCGGCATCATGGGGCAATGCGGTAACCGAAGAAATACTCGGCGTGATCAAGGGCGGTGCGCTCAAACCCGATGAGGCCGATGTCGGACAATTGCTGACTGCCGTGCGCAAAATCAATCAGGCGGGTCTCATCGATTTCGCCTTGGATACCGGCACGGCCAATGCGTATGCCGCGAACTATTCGCCGGCTCCCGCTACGCTGACAGACGGCATGGTGTTGCGCTTCAAGGCTTTGAATACCAATACCGGCGCCAGTACGTTTTCCGTAGCGGGGTCGGTCGCCAAACCGCTGGTCGGTCTTGACCATACTCCGCTTCGCTCCGGTGAAATCGTTGCGACGGGAGATGTCTGGGTGCAATGGAACAGCTCGCTGGGCAGCGGCGCCTGGATTCTGATTGCCAGTACCGGCGTGGCCAGACAATTGGGGGCCGATGTCGGCGACGTGAAAGCCGTCGCTACCGTAGATGCGCCCAGTGGCTGGCTCAAATGCAACGGACAGCCTGTGTTGCGTACCCAGTATGCCAATCTGTTCGCAGCAATCGGCACCCGGTTCGGTGCCGGTGACGGTGCCAATACCTTTAACCTGCCGGATTTGCGCGGGGAATTTGTCCGGGGTCTGGACGAGGGCCGTGGTGTCGATCCGGGCCGTGTTCTGGGTAGCAAACAGGCTGGGCAGAATGCTTCCCACGTTCACGATGTGTCGGCCGCAGCCGCTGGTAACCATGCTCACACGGCGCGCACTGATGCTGCCGGATTGCACGCGCACGGTGGCGCTGTGACGAGTGGAGGCGCGTTCAACATCGACACGGTCATGGGCGGGCAGGGGCAGATCAACGGCGGTAATACTGCGGGGTCGATCATGGGCTCCAGCTCGGCGCCCTTCATCAACCGTAACTTCACCACCAACGCTCCCGCGCACTCCCACGGCATCGTGGCGGACGGCAACCACGCGCATAACGTCGGCGTGGATGCCGCCGGGCAACATACGCATACGATCTCGATGGCGGCCTCTGGCGGCAATGAGGCTCGCCCGATGAACACCGCGCTGTTGTACGTCATCAAGTTTTGATCGCAGCTGTCCGGAACGCACATCAGGTGGACCGATCGTTGCGATAGACCCCTGAAAAATCCAGAAAGAAATGGCTGGCAAACATCCACTGACAGCCGTGATTCAATCGGGGCAAATCCAGGGAGGATCAAGCATCATGCAATTAACTGAAAAACACCTTATCGACATCATGCCCAACGCCCGCTCCCAAGCGGGCGTTTTTGTTTCGCCACTCAACGCCGCGATGGCCAGGCATCGCATCGATACGCCGAAACGTGTTGCTGCGTTTCTCGCACAGGTCGGCCACGAGTCCGGTCAATTGCGTTACGTGCGCGAATTGGGCGACAACCAGTATCTGAGCAAATATGACACCGGTACGTTAGCGCTACGTTTGGGCAACACGCCCGAGGCAGATGGTGACGGACAAAAATACAGGGGGCGTGGGCTTATACAAATCACCGGTCGCGCCAACTATCGACAATGCAGCCTCGGCTTGTTTGGCGATGAGCGTCTGTTGTCGTTGCCTGAATTGCTTGAGCAACCGCAATGGGCGGCCGAATCGGCAGCGTGGTTCTGGGCGCAGAAAGGCCTGAACGAACTGGCCGATGTTGATCAGTTCAACAGCATTACCCGGCGGATCAACGGCGGGTTGAATGGCTTGCAGGATCGTCTGGAAATCTGGGCGCGGGCGAGGGCGGTGCTATGTCCGGCTCCTGGCGGGTGATTGGCCTGTTGTTGCTGGCGGCCGCGGCTTTCGCTGCGGCGTGGCAGTTCCAAGACTGGCGCTACGGGCGGCAATTGGCCGAGCAGGCGCAGTTAAACGCCGAAATGCAGAATCAACTCACTCAGACCGCCGCGAGCGCGCAACAGGCCGAACAGGATAAACGTCTGGCGCTGGAGCAACGGCTGTCGGCGAGTGAACAAACCCATTATCGAGCGCTGAGCGATGCCCAACGTGATCAGGATCGCCTGCGCGATCGTCTTGCTACTGCCGATGTTCGGCTGTCAGTCCTTCTCGACGCCGGCGATGTTGCCTCAGGCTGCCACGTGCCAGCCACCGCCAGCGCCGGCGGCGTGGATTCTGCAACCGTACGCGCCCGACTTGACCCGGCGCATGCTCAACGAATTATCGCCATTACCGACACCGGTGACCGCGGACTGATTGCCCTGCAGGCCTGTCAGGCCTATGTAAGAGCGCTGGCGCCCGAACATCTTGAATGATTCTGTGTATTGAAAGCGCGTCCGGCTCGTGTACGGTGAAGGCATTCCACACGATCCGGAGCTCGCCGTGAAAGAGACCACCCAACTGGCCGCCGAACTGGGCCGACGTCTGCAAGTGCTCAATGCCCACGTCACTACCGCCGAGTCTTGCACCGGCGGCGGTATTGCCGAAGCGATTACGCGGATTCCGGGCAGTTCGGCCTGGTTTGAAGCGGGTTACGTGACGTACTCCAATCGGCAGAAAACCCGGCAGTTGGATGTGTCGGAGGAACTGTTCGAGACGGTGGGGGCGGTCAGTCGCGAGGTGGTCGAGGCCATGGTGCGCGGTGCGCAGCAGCACAGCCTGGCGCACTTTGCCGTGGCGGTCAGTGGTGTCGCCGGCCCCGACGGTGGCACGCCGAACAAACCGGTGGGTACGGTGTGGCTGGCCTGGGGTGTCGGCGACGCGGTTTATAGCGAGGTCCAGCACTTCCCCGGCAGCCGTGACGAAGTCCGCCGACAAACGGTGAAGGCCGCGCTAGAGGGCCTTGTGCGACTAGCGGCACGAGAAATCGAAAATCAGGGGTAGGCGATCTTCGAACGCTGTGGAATAATACTGGCTACTTATACAGGTGTTGGCCGTCAGGCCTTATTGATTACGTGAGGACTTCAATGGACGAGAACAAGAAGCGCGCCTTGGCTGCGGCCCTGG